TTACTGCCCCCCAACCACCGGAACTACAGATATTTTGCGGTTATATCGTGCAGTCTGCGAAGCATTTTTGTGGCCCGATATTTCCTGTTTTTCATGCAGCGTTCCTTCCAGATCAGATATCCCTTTAGCTTTCAGATCATGGAACGTGAAGTTAAATTCGAGCTCAGGAAATTTTTCTGCGGCTAACTTTTTCGCCTTCATCCACTGAGCATTAAAAGCATCACGTGTATAACGAGAACCAGACTGCTGGTGGATTACGTAAAGGCTCACCATACCACTATTTAAAGGCAGAGAATCAGCCAGGGTGACCGCATTTGACAGGCGTACTGTCCACGCCTTTATCTGACTCACTGCCGTCTTGCTTTGCTGAATTAAAATCCCTTCATCCAGTATCTGACTCTTTTTAAGATCCAGAATGTCTCCCTGGCGTGCGCAGCATAAATAGGCCAACTCCATGGCAATCTTCACCGGTACCGACGAAACGCTGAATAGTGCATCATATTCTTTGTCCGTCACGTACCGGGTTCGCGCCTGCTCTTTAAACTGCTTCACACCCTGGCATGGATTCATTTTCACTTTGCCGCGCTCATATGCCCACCTGAATACCCTAGACATAAAGGCTTTCTCCCGGTTCGCCTGAACTCTGCTCTTAACCCCCCTCTTATCCATATACTTTCTGATGTGCTCTGGCTTGATATTTTCTGGTTTCATTTTTCCGAAAACGACATTTACCTTTGAACCATATTTCCGGTAATCCTTTCTGGTTTCTGTTGCCAGCTCATGGAAGTCACCAGAGTTAAAAAACTCTTCGCATAGGGCATGGAAATTGGAACCAACCTTGATATCGTTGATGAAGTTTTCATAGGCTGCCCAGACCTGAGACTTGGTTAGATCGTGGTTGCACAATCTGATTGTTCTTCCGTCAGGGGTTCTGAACTCATATGCTGATTTGCCCCGGCGAACGCGGGGCGGCATCCAGTTATCATCTGGGTTTTTGCGGATTCTGGGCATTACATGTCCTTAAAGTTTGGTTCTTCTTCCTCTGGATTGTTCACTACCAGCTTTAGGCCTGCAGGATTAGTTACATGATCCCATGTAGTTCCTGGCCTGCCGTCTTTTCGGGGCACGAAAAATACACCGCTTTCTTTCAGCGCTCGGCACTGAAGGGAAGGGCGACGATAACCAGTAAGCTGATAGAGGTCATCAGGGGTAAGAAAACGTTGGCTTTGTCCGCTCATCGTATAGCTCTCCACTTAACCGGCTGCACCCGGCTATCTCATATAGAAAATGCAAGATGAGCAACCACCACGGAGCCCATCATTGCAGGTACGACATCTTTTTGTTTCGGTGTAATAGATCTGATGGACCATCTCCTTCGGCATGAGAACCGGCATCGGCACGCGGATGACTAGCTTTTTGAGCCTGTCGACTTCTCCAGCCAGCTCCAGCAGGCGGGAGCGGCAATACTCCGCCTCTTCGCGCCACCAGGCCACGTCGGCTTTAAGGCGGCGCAGGCGCCGCTGTTTGAGTTTGCTCACCATGGCAGCCACCCCATACCCTGAAGTGCGCCGATGACCAGCAGCACGAACATTACTGCGTCGAATGGGTTAGGCATCATCCACCTCTGGCTTTTTGAAATTAGCCTCAATGGACTCGCCAAGGCGCTTAAGCCAATCAGCTAGTTTTAGCGCTGCTTCTTCCGGAGTTTTCTGCCCGGGGAAATCAGTGATGATGATGCTGGCTTGATGATTACCAAAACCATCCCTGTTTATCACCATTCCCTGCTCAAGCACCGTCTGCTGGTTGCTGTGCTTTACGTAATAACGAGCCTCAGAGTTTCCAGTGCTACGCTCTTTGACGTAAGAGACAAGCTCCACCTCAGTGGTAACGGTTTTTCCTTTCGCATCCTCGATGCGCTGAATCATTGCCCTGAAAGTGTCGGCCATCACTTCACCTCCTGCTGCGGTGCTGCTGGATATGCACTGCCTTCCTGACCTGGCTCGTTGCTTCCGGTGCATGCATTCCGGTGGTCATTGGCGTGCGGGCAGCGTTTGTTGCCGCATTCAGGGCAGACAACGAAGCGCATGTCAGTAAGGGTTATTGGTCGGCAGGTTCGGCACCAGCAGTCTGGAGCGTTGAGAGCATCACGCTCTGCAAAGATTTTCTCACCGTCAATTGCTATGCCGGAGTTGCGAATGGTATCCACCGCATCGCGCAACTTGCAAGCCGTCGTTACAGGTTCAACCATATTGTTGGAGTCACCGGAATGGTCAACCATAGCGAGCTTATCCTCGGTATGGTTGGTTATCGCTTCCTGAAAGCGTTCAAGCTCCACGTACTCCTGGCATGACCAACCGCCATCAATGAAATCACGAGCTTCAACAGCGTCGAAAGTGAATGATGTTTCGCCACCAGTTGGTGAGGTTAAGCCGTACAGGTCTGCTACCGGCTTAAACTGTGTGGCTGGAATATTTTCCGGAATATTTTGCGGTTCGTTTTGTGGTCGATCGGCACCCTGAAGCATGGCTGCGCGATAGGCGTTCCAGCCGACAGCTTTTCCGTGTTCAAACGAGCTGTCAAAGTCATCATCCATTTCCATCGCAGCGGGCACAGATACCGGCGCTGGCGTGGCGGAGCGATACAGAAGCACATCACCCATCTCTGCTCTGGACGCAGGCCATACGTCTGCATCGGAGCCAGATTTGAGATAATCAAGATTGGACTGGTCAATGACGCACACCGGCTCCGCTTCGAGTGATGCCAGCGCGATGCGCGCCAGCGAAGAAGCCTCACCGCATTGAACGTGGTCAGTTTCGATAATTTGCTGTAACTGCTCTTTGGTGAATTCTCTGGTAATAGTGCTCATAGGTTAGTCCTCAGTATCCAGAGTACGCGCGGAGTGATGCTATTCTCGCGGTGATATCATTGATGATTTCCTCCACTACCTCTGCGTGCTCATATTCATCACGCAAGACATCAAGGGCGCTGTCTATTTCACGGAGCATATCCTGCTGCCATTCAATATCTTCTGATTCCGGGATTTCGTATTTCATGCTCACTCCCCTTTACCGGCTGCGGAGGCGCGTTCCGCGTCCCACTTCTGCATGTATTCTTCGATATCACTCCATTCCTCACCAGAACCAGCCAGCGCATCAATTACTGACTGGCGTTCACTGTGCTGTTCTTTACGCTCCAGCTCAGCAATCCGCTTCTCTGCGGCATGGTATCGTTTCATCCATTCAACACCAGATGTCGCAGCTTTATCTGCGCCTACAGATTCAGCCTCTGCCAGCTTTTCCAGCTTGAGAATTTTTCTGTCTTTGGCTTCCAGCTCATCCAGCAGCGCCAGCACTGTGGCGGGGTTTGCTGCGGCGATGAAGTCAGCGTGAGGGCTTTTCCCATTAACAGATTCGCAGCTCGCGATGTGGTCATAGCAAACATTGTCACCTACATCGTAACGACCGCCATAAACACTATTCCCTTCAGCGTGCCAGTCATCACCATCTAAAGCCGTGGCTAATACGCGTAATGCGCGTTTGTCGATGTTGCTCATGACTGCACTCCTTTGCGAAGCTGGGCGGCGAACTCAGTGATGTAAGAGCGCGTCACAGATACGGCAACCAGCCCTTCTAAGGTCTTCGCTAACGCATCCACACCCTGCGCCCGCACTTCAGCCAGGAAAGCGTCGGTCGCTGGCATGTTCCCCGTTGCGCTCATTGCTGCAAGGATGGCCCTCACACCGTCCTGCCCGACCTCTTCGCAGATAGCGTCTGTATTTGCACCAACTACATCGCAAAATACCTGCACCGCATTGCGAGCGCCCGCATTCTCCGCAGCCAGCGCCGCGCATCTAGCTTCAAGTTCTTCATAATTCAGTTTCATGCTGGTGCTCCTGAACGTTGTGAAGCTATGGCTTTATGCTCGTCGATAATTTCCATGGCTTCTGCATGCGCCAACCCTTCGAGAGAGATGATGCCCGTGTCACTTATCCCGGCCAGGCTTATCAACTCAACAAGGCGGCGCGCTTTCTTAACGCTAATCTCCGGCGCTATAACGCTGCGGGTGACTTTCTTTTTCCCCCTGGCGGCAGCAGAAGCTTTATCCTTCTGAAGAACCTCACCGGCCTTTTCGCCAAACTCTTTTACTCGGTCAACGGCCACATCTACAGACACGGTCCCGGACTTAACTTCTTTCTGAACGTCGTGATTGGCTGTGCTAAGAAGCAGAAGCTTTTCGACAGTAGGGACAGACTTATTAACCAGCTTTGCTATCTCGCTGGTGGTCTGGTTGAAGGCGTTATGAAGCTCCTGAATAACAGCTGCCTGTTCCATATCAGATAGCGGGAGCTGGTTGTTACTGGTCATGATGCGCGCCAGGCGCTGAACATCGTTACCGTTGAACGGCATGATATGGATGCGGTCTACTGGCTTACCAGCTTCTGCACAGCGCGCATAGCAGCGACGCCGACGGTGGCCCTCAACAACCCACACTCCACCTTCATCACGGGCGATAACCTCCAGCGGGGGAACAGAGCCACCATTCATCAGATAGTTGAAAAGGTCATCATCTGCCTGGCGGGTACGTTCATCATCTTCGCGTTTGTTGAAACCTTCCCGCACATGGATTTGGTCGAGGCTGATGAACATCCCGGTATCGGTGCGCTTGATGGTCCCGTCACGGGTCATTTGCTTGAATGAGTTAGCCATCAGAGAGCCACCTCGTTATTTTGGGAAATGACGATGGGTGACAGCTCACGCAATTCTCGCTGGGCTTCCAGTAAATGCATATTGGTTCTGGTCTTCGTGAGACGTTCAACAATGCGGTCACACTCTTTGGCCCAGCTTGCGACATCTTCACGCAGAGTTGCGTTCTGAACAGCCAATTCCTTACGCTGAGCCATCGCTTCACAAAGCGCGACGCTGGTATAGTCCAGGCGGTTAGCCAGTTCGGTCATAATTCCGCGATAAGCTGGCGGAAGAAGAGGGGAAGCCTTACGCGCTGCGTCGATCAGCTGCTCCCGGGTCATGCGTGGTTGTAACTCGGTGACGTTCTGTGTGTTCGTCATGGATAGTTTCTCCGTGTTATACGCGCTCTGCACAGCGCTGAATTTTGGTTGCACGAATCCCTCGCCGGTTGGCGACAAAAAATAAAGGGGATTCGTTTTAGTAAGCACCCAACCAGGGCACTTAGTGAAACGGGCGGCTGCCACCGCCAGTCAGCTTCTCCACAATTGGGAGCGCGTTCTCCTGAGTTGATTTAACGACCGAGGCCTCTCAAGGAACCGATTGAACGCGCTTTCAGTTGTGAAAAGGGGCGGTCGACATTAAGGACATTCAAAACTGCCGACCGCCAATACTACACACAGCAATCAAAACTTTGCCTGTCTTTTCACCACATCAGGCTCGGTGGTATTCTTGGAGTTCTCACACAACCAAGAAGGATATTACAAATGGACGAAGTTAAGTTCTCTTGCCCAGAATGCAGTGGCGAACTCTTCGATAGCACCGCGATACCTGAAGGTTCTGACAGTTTTGCGGGAGCTGTCTGTGGAAATTGTGGTCACGTTGTAACTGAAGGCGAGAGCTCTCAGTTCGATGATCAGCTTGCCAATGATTACTTCGACAATCTCACCAGGAACCTTTTCGATTAATGGCAAGTAACGCTTGCTGACCGCCTCAACAACCTGCGTTTGAGCTTTCAAGGCGCTGCAATCTACATGCAGCGTCAATTCGACATAGCCACAGCTCTTACACTTATTGCTAATAGGCGCAAAGGTCTCGCCGGCTGGCAACTTAATCGTCTTTCTGTTTGCGCTTGTGCTCATACTTGCTACCCACAATGTTCGCTGCTGATGGATGTAATATTAGACATCTTACATTTTCAGTCAAGTCTATTTTGTAAGTTTGCTTACTATATTTTTACAGGAATGAAAAAGCCCGCATGATCAGCGGGCTTGTAAGAAACCAGAGGCGCTAAAGGTCGATGATAATTTGTTTAACTATCCCAATTAGATTGGTCTCCTGATTAACCTCAATGGGTTTAAACGCAGGATTCAGTGGGATTAGGTACGAGAACGGTGGATCTATCGCCAGCTTTTTTAAAGTTGCCTCACCACCAGATACCGTTTGAGCAACGACAATTTTACCGTTTGCCTCATCCACGAAGCCGAACTCTGGTTCAACAATAACAATAGAACCCTCAGGAATACTCAACTCCTGGCTAGAAGTCATCGAATCTCCCTTAACCCTCAAAGCAAAGGCAGAATCAGAAAGTTTTCGAGTGGTTTTCACTTGTTCATTATTAGGATTTCCAATTACTTCCGTCCAATTACCAGCTTGCACCCATGATATGAGTGGAACCTCTCTGGCAGACATAAAGTTGATGTTAATGCCATTTTCGATATCGCCTGAACCAAAAACCAACCACTCTGGCGAACACTGAAGGCATTTACACACCAATATCAAGTTCTCACCAGAAAGTTTCGTTAAATCACTCTCCCACTGGGTCACAGCAGACGCGCTTACTCCTGCCCACTCAGCCACATCGCGCTGGGTAAGTTTTTTCTGCTTTCTTCTAAATCTCAGTCTGCTGCCAACGGTATCCATAAAATCTCCTCGGAATGCACGTTAGCAATCTTACATTTTATTGACGTAAGTATGCTGTCCATATACGATGTAAGAATGCTAACTAATGAGGATTCAAACCATGCATAAAGGGACAGTCGTCGATTACTACGGCGGCATTTCTAAAACCGCAGTTGCCTTAGGGGTAACTCACAGTGCCGTATGTCAATGGGGGGAAGTAATCCCAGAAAAACAGGCCCTTTACATTGAAAGAATTACGAACGGGAAATTGAAATACGACGCTTCTCTCTACAGCAAGATTAACAATTCTAAAGTCAAGCAGTAACCACAGAGATAAGGGGTTAACCGTGGGTATAGAACCTGAATGGAAAGTTGAGAAGCAGCCCGCCTGGCTGGTGAGCGCAATCAGGAAGACGATTGCCGCTTTGCCAGGCGGATACGCTGAAGCGGCGGAGATTCTGGACGAAACCCAGAATTCACTCTTTAACCGCCTTCGTGCTGGTGGCGACCAGATCTTTCCAATGGGCTGGGCAATGGTGCTTCAGAGAGCTGCTGGCGTAAGTTACATCGCTGACGCGTTCTCTCGTGAAACTGATAACGGAATTCACGTTCCCGGCGCCGTGCCTGATGATGAAAACGAAGAGATTGGCCTGAAACTGGCCGAGCTGGTGGGGAGACTTGGTGAGCTGGTCAATGCTTACCGTCATTACATTGAAGATGGCGTAGTTGACCGGAGCGAGTGGCAAAGTCTTAACGATATTGCATATCAGTTCAGGGTAACTCTCATGACGTTCCTGAACCTTATTTCCCGTGTTTATTGCCTCCCAGAAATGGGTGAGGCCCGCGAGTGTGCAGCTCCGGGCCCCTTGGCGTGTCGTATCAGTGGAGAAACTAACGCATGAACAGTGTAACGGTAAACAACCGTCTCCCGCAACTCCGTGGTATTCCCGTTGTTGGAACCTCGTCGTTTCGGTATGAGCGGATGGTATCAGGCCGCTGGGTTCCATGTAACCACAGCAGGGCTATGGCGATTGTGGGTGTCTGGCGTCGGAAGGGGAGAGCGCTATGCGAGAACTTAACCGGCGTTTCAGAGATCACTATGGCGTCCCGGTGCGCGTCATCAGATGGGAGCCCGAGACCAGACGCGTTATATACCTCCGCGAAGGGTACGATCATGAGTGCTTCAGCCCTCTTGAGCAATTCCAGCGTAAATTTACAGAGTTAAAGGACGACCATGAGCCTGTTAATGCCATCCCGCCCGATAGTGATTAACCCTGACCTTGCGTACAGCATTGGGCTGAACGAGGCCATTGCGTTGCAGCAGGTTAATTACTGGCTGAAAGAAACCACCTCCGGACTGGAGCGTGACGGCGTGCGCTGGATTTACAACACCAATGAGCAGTGGCTGGAGCAGTTCCCGTTCTGGTCTGAATCCACTCTGAAGCGCACATTCACCCGCCTGAAAAACCTTGGCGTACTCAAAGTTGAGCAGCTGAACAAGTCTCAGCGCGACATGACGAACTATTACACGATCAACTACGAAAGTGAGCTTTTAGATGAGGTCAAAGTGACCAAATCGAAGAGTTCAAAATGCACTCTTCCATCAGGTCAAAATGAACCGATGGAAGAGGTCAAAGTGGAACGTTCCATAGGGTCAAAACGAACCGCTCTCATCAGGTCAAATTGCACTGATGTTCTTACAGAGAATACAACAGAGAATACTACAGATATTAAAAACCCTATTTGTCCGGTTGCGCCGCAACCAGACGGTGATGTGTTGATCACCGATCAGGCTAAACAGGTTTTAACCCATCTGAACCAGGTGACCAGTTCGCGTTATCAGGTTTCAACAACCTCGCTGCAAAACATTCGCGCCCGAATCGGGGAGGGCTTCACCGTTGAAGAGCTGTCGCTGGTGGTGGACTACTGCAACGCCAAGTGGAGCGACGATTTAACAATGGCGGCCTACCTGCGCCCACAAACGCTTTTCCAGCCAACCAAGTTTCCAGGCTACCTGAAATCAGCGAACAGCTGGGCGAATGCCGGAAGGCCAGCGCGAGTTAACGGCAAGTGGGAGCGTGAGGATGGAATCTTCAAATCCAGCTTCAAGAACACCGACTACAGCAAAGTCCCGGCGGGCTTCAGAGGAGCGAACTCATGAGTCTTCTGAAAGATATTCAAATTTTCATCGCCGCTAATCCTGGCTTAACGAACAAAGAGATTGCGGCATCAATGCCACAGTACGACGTTCATGCTGTTCAGCGCGGTGTATGCCATCTGGTAAAACTGAATCGCGCAACCCGCCAGCATAACGGCAAGTGCTACCAGTATTTTGCCAAAGCACCGGGTGGCGAGGTTGGCGAGGGGCGTTCTGCACTGAAAATCAACCGGGCTGATAAACCAGCTGTACCAGAACAGGAAGAAGCTTTGAATCCGGCTGTGACCACAATGATGGATAAGGCTCAAGGCCTGTTTGAAAAAGGGCTCTACCAGCGTGCGGCCACAGTACTGATGGATGCCTTCAATCGCTCTAAGAACGAAGAGCAGCGGATGAAGATACTGATTGAGCGTCAGCGTTGCCTGAGCATGGCGCCGAAAGTGAAAGCACCCTCTGATGCATGGTGTCTGGCTGGCCGAGCGAGGAATGTCTGATGAAATACTCACTGATTTACGCTGACCCAGCCTGGCTTTATGACAACAAAGCCAGTAACGGTGCAGCAGAAGATCACTACGACACGATGAAACTGATCGACATGAAGCGCTTGCCGGTTTGGGACCTGGCTGCCGATGATGCAGTTCTGGCTATGTGGTTCACCGGTACGCACACCCGAGAGGCTATCGAGCTGGCTGAAGCGTGGGGCTTTAAGGTCCGCACGATGAAGGGCTTAACCTGGGTAAAGTTCAACCCACTGGCAGAGAAGCATATCAACAAAGCACTTCAGGCAGGCCGTGTAGAGGATTTTTATGACTTCCTCGACCTGCTGAACGCACAGACACGCATGAACGGCGGGAACTACACCCGAGCTAATACCGAAGACCTGCTAATCGCCACCAGGGGAAATGGACTTGAACGCAAGTGCGCCAGCATCAAGCAGGTTATTTACAGCCCACTCGGTGAGCACAGCCAGAAGCCAGCAGAGGCGCGTTTCCGTCTGGAGAAGCTTTACGGTGACGTCCCACGCATCGAACTATTCAGCCGTTGCGGTGCGCCTGGCTGGGACCACTGGGGAAATCAATCTGAATCACCAGCCGTTGAGCTTATACCGGCAGTTGCCGTTCCCATGAAAAAACAACAGGAGCGCGCCGCATGAAAAAGCTATCTACCGAGCATGAGAACGCTGTGCGTGATGTAGCCCGTCAATGCAACGATGCCATCAAAAAAGCCCTAAAGCAGAAGCCAAAGCCAAGCTGGAATGTCGTAGTGCCTCCGATCCTGAAGGAGTACCACGAGAAGGTTAAACCGATGGGCGTAAGCCTGGTGATGTTCAACAGCGTAATCGGACGCCTGAACGGGCGCTATGGAGTTGATTCATGAAACTGATACTCCCGTTCCCACCGAGCGTAAACACATACTGGCGAGCCCCAAACAAAGGGCCGTTAAAAGACCGCCATCTTATCAGCGAGAAGGGCAGGGCATACCAGAGCGCGGCATGTGCAGCGATCATTGAGCAACTGCGTTGCTTACCAAAACCATCATCATCACCAGCGGCGGTTGAGATCATTCTCTATCCACCAGATGCCCGCCGCCGCGATATCGACAATTACAACAAGGCGCTTTTTGATGCACTGACACATGCAGGCATCTGGGAGGATGACAGTCAGGTTAAACGAATGCTGGTGGAGTGGGCACCGCAGGTACCTGGCGGGAAGGTTGAAATAACGATCGCCAGCTATGTCGAAAATGGTAGGCAAAATAGCAATGCATTGGTACGCGCATGAGTGTTAGATTAAAAAGTGTCAGCGAAGCGGGAGTGCAGACCCGCTCGCACTACAACAAGTGGAGAAACATATGAATCAGTTATTCGTAATTGATGGCGTTTCCGTACGCCGTGATTTTGATGGTCGTTACTGCCTGAATGATTTGCATCGTGCGGCGGGAGGTGAAAAACGTCACCAGCCTTCCAACTGGTCCTGTCTTACCCAAACGCAAGAACTCATCGCTGAAATTTCGAGCGCTCCTGGAATTACAGGAGCGGCCCCGTTGGTCACCCTTACTGGTGGTGTTAACCAGGGGACATTCGTCTGCAAGGAGTTGGTTTATTCCTATGCAATGTGGATCAGCCCGAAATTTAACCTCAAAGTCATCAGAACGTTCGATGCCGTACAGAACCCTGCATCCAATGCGCCGACATCCGACAAAATTCAGGCTGGCGTGATCCTGCTTGAATCGGCGGCGAAAATGCTGAACCTCTCAAACTCTTCAAGGCTCGGTGCTTATCAAAAACTCCAGCAGGTAGCTGGTCTTCCAGATCTGATGCCGCATTACGCGATCGATGCACCTGCCGGTGCGCAGGATGGGTCCAGCCGTCCCACACAATCACTCAGCGCTCTGCTTAAAGCAAAAAACATCCGCATCACCGCCAATCAGGTTTATCACATGATGTCCCGCTTTGGGATTGTGGAACAAAAAGAGCGAAACAGTCGGTCTGGAGTGAATGGTGTTAAAAAGTTCTGGTCACTTACTGCCAAAGGCTGCATGTATGGCAAGAACATCACCAGTCCTGCGAACCCGCGAGAAACTCAGCCTCATTTCTTTGAGTCGAAGTTTGCGGAGCTTCTTAAAATAATCGACATCGTAGCCTGAGGTAACAGTGAGAGCATTACTGACACCTGAAGTTGCACCAATGTCCGGGGTGGTACTGTTCCGCCCAGGTAACGAATTGCTGTGGTTGTTTCGTCGTGGCCGGGTGGTGATTGAAACACCTTCCGAAGCAATCCAGCACCTTCCATCTGGCCTGATTCCTGAAGCGCACCAGCCACTGACAGATGATGTCAGTATGCAGGAGCTTTTCCTGAACGAGAGGGTTATTCAGCGTGCTGGCGGTCTTAGCAGTCTTGATGCCTGGCTTGAGCGTAAATTCGAATGTCAGTGGCCCCACAATGACTGGCACTCAAAGGACTTTACGGTGATGCGTCACGCACCCGGGAGCATTCGCCTTTGTTGGGGATGCGATAACCAACTGCGTGAACAAACTACTGAAAGACTCGCAGGAATTGCCATGCAGAACCTGGTAAAATGGTTACTCGGAAGGGTGAATATTATGCTGGGATTCAGCGAAGACCACACCCTGACGCTTCCGGAATTCTGCTGGTGGATGGTACGCAACGATCTGGCTGACCTTATTCCTGAACCAGTGGCGAGCAAAGCCCTCAGGATTAAGCCTGAGTCGCACAGTTCCGTAATGAGGGAAAGCGACATTGTTCCGTCGTTACCGGCGACTGAAATCCTCCAGGAGAAGGTGAAGAAGGTTGTCTCCGTTAAGGTAGACCCTGAGTCACCGGAATCTTTCATGCTTAGGCCAAAGCGCCGCCGCTGGGTTAATGAGAACTGGACACGCTGGGTAAAGTCCCAGCTTTGCGTCTGCTGTAACAAGCAGGCAGACGACCCCCACCACCTGATAGGCCACGGGCAGGGTGGAATGGGAACAAAAGCGCACGACCTGTTTGTGATACCGCTGTGCAGAGCGCATCACGATGAGTTGCACGCTGATCCTGTGGCATTTGAAGCGAAGCGCGGCGACCAGTTAACGCTGCTGTTTCGGTTTTTAGATCGTTCGCTGGCAATCGGCGTACTGGCGTAAGTGGAGACGCAAATGATCAATCCTTCAGAAGTTGGCAAATCCGGCGAGTTGGTTCGCCTTCGCACTCTCGAAAGTATCTGGGTACAGGGAAAGCTCCGCATGTGGGGCCGCTGGTCTTATATCGGTGGTGGCTCGGGCGGAAACATGTTCAACCAGCTGCTGGCATCCGGGAAAATAACCAAATCCGCCATCAACGATGCGCTGCGCCGCATGAAGAAATCCGGCATCACCAAACCCGAGCTGGAAGCGTACCTGCGAGAAATTCTCGACAGTAAAAACAAAACTTGCCTGGCGTTCTGCTCGGACGAAGAGGGGCTTAAGATTGACGGCGTTATTGCGGCAGTGCTGATGAACGAAGAATACCGTGGGCTGTATAGTGTGATTGTTGATCGTCATCGTCTGCGTAAAAGCAAACTCCAGATGGCTAAAGAACTTAATTCAAAACACCCCGGCTGGACCCTTATTACATGCCGTCGTCGCATTGATACATGGGTCAGTCTTGCAGAATCGATCCTTTACGCACCACTTTGTGAGGCGTTCGACACAAATCGCGACAGATTTAAGTTGCAGAGTGAGCAGGAAAGTGCTTAAATTGTGGTAGGCTCGGGACGTTAAAGCGAACTGAGCAGCAAAACACTAAGAAACCCGCGATTAGCGGGTTTTTTCATTTCTGATTAAAAAAACATTTTTGACATAATCGTTTTGGAAATATGCTGAATCCACTTATCAACGAACAGGTGGATACATGCAGCAGATTAAAAACCATAAAATACCTCTTGATGGCACAAACCCCACAGATTTGAATGCCTTAAAAGATATTATCGAATCTAATTCGTATATGTTCGAAGAGTATCTTCTTACTGATTTTGGTGGAGATGCGAGATACTCGGTCGTTGATGGTTCTTTTGAAATCACGGCGATAGCCGAAGGATTTTTCGAATACACAGCCGAGATAAATTTCTACGCGGGATGCGCAGACATGAACGACACAAGTTCTGTTAACGGGACTATGGAGTTCGAAATCGAAGATGGAAATATCATCATCGAGTTGGATGAAACTGTTTGGAATGTCAGATAAAAAACAATTACCTATCTAAAGAATAAGGCCTCTTCATTAGAGGCCTTTTTTATTTCCCCTCATTACTGAGAGGACCCACGGCAATAAGAGGGGGCTAAATGTCCGCAGAACCGATATCTGCTACGGCAACTGCCGGTGTTGCTGCCGGAACTACCGGAATCACCTTCGCCACGATGTTTCCAGAAGCCACACCCGCTGTAATGCTTTGCTCTCTTGCCGGAGCAGCTCTTTACGTCTTGAACAGCGAAGATCATAAGCTCTGGAAGCAAATACTGTTTGCGCTTATCTCATTTATCGGTGGGGTTTACTGCGCTGGAACAGCATCCGAAATCATCGCAGCGCTTATCAATGCGGCATTAAGTCACCTTTCTCCGCCAGTTGCTGTGAAGGTATCCCCAGCCATAGGCGCGCTGGCGGCCTCCACGGTTTCTGTCACCGTCCTTCTTCGCGTTCTCAAGCGCTCGAAGACAGGAGACTTACCCGGATTGAAGGGGGAAGAATGACGTGGCAAACACTGATTCTGAATATTAATGCTATTGCATGCATCCTGATAACCATACGCCTGATGTTCTTCAGAAAACGGAGCCGACGCCGACGCCGTCTGATGGAGTTTCTGGCTTATGGGCTGATCCTCGCACCGGCGTTTACCGCTTTCCGCATCTGGCATGGTGATTACGTGCAAGTTGATTACGGAGAGTTGGTCGTCAATCTCATTGTCTGCATAGCCGTATGGCGTGCTCGTGGCAACATCGCAAGAATCGCAGGGGAAAGCACAACGTGAACCAATCACAATTTCAGAAGGCGGCTGGTATAAGCGCCGGGTTAGCTGCGCGCTGGTTTCCACATATCGACGCCGCCATGAAGGAATACGGCATCACTGCACCGCTTGACCAGGCCATGTTTATTGCCCAGATGGGACATGAAAGCACCAGGTTTACCCGTGTTGTGGAAAATCTGAATTACGCGGCTGAAAACCTGGTACCTACGTTCGGCAGCCACCGCATCACGCAACAGCAGGCCGCCGCACTTGGCAGAACTGCAACGCAACCGGCAAACCAGAAAGCGATAGCCAATCTGGTATACGGTGGGGAGTGGGGAAAAGAACACCTGGGCAACCAGGTTGCCGGAGATGGCTGGAAATATCGCGGTCGTGGGCTGAAACAGGTTACCGGCCTGAGCAACTATCGCAGTTGTGGCCAGGCGTTGAAACTGGACCTTGTTACTCATCCGGAGCTGCTTGAAAAGGATGAATTCGCCGCGCGCTCAGCCGCATGGTTCTACGTCTCGCACGGATGCCTGCTCCATTCAGGCGATGTGGAGCGCGTCACGCTGCTTATCAATGGCGGCCGTAACGGGCTGGATAAACGTCGCGCGCTGTTTAACCTGGCGAAATCAATTCTGGTGTGAGGTGAATGTGGGGATCGAAACGATAATCGGGCTGGCCGCACTGGTTATTTCCGCTATCGCTGGCGCTTTTGGCCTGGGTCATATCCGCGGCACCAGCAAAGCTGAAGCGAAAGCTGACCAGCAGCGAACCGAAGAAAAGGCCGCAGCGACTGAAGCAGTAGCCGAACGCCGGGTAGAAGCAACGAAAGAGGCCAGCAATGTACAGCAGACTGTTAACCACTTGCCTGATAACGATGTTGATCGCGAGCTGCGTGACACGTGGAAGCGTCCCGGTGGTGGTTGATACCGCCTGTGACTGGGTAAAGCCGATCTACCTGACTGAACACGATATCGACGTTATGGACCGCCAGACGAAGAAAGACATCCTGGCGCATAACAAAGCGTGGCAGGCGAACTGCCAGAAACAAACCAGAGCCTCGCAATAGCGGGGCTTTTTTATGCGCATCGCACGCGCACATCAAAGAAAGTCTTTCAGCTGCGAGCCTGGGCAGACCGTTAACTTTCGGCGGCATTGCCGTGCGACAGGCTCACATCTAAAAGGAAACCCGAATGAAACACTTATCGCTACAGCAGGCGATGCTTGGCCTACGTATCGTTCAGACCGACCATGGCATGATCATCAAAAGCCCCGCTGGCTCTGCTGAGTACGACCTCAAAGGCCGCCGTACAAAAGTGAGTGGTTACCCTGAATATTTTCCCGGCCAGCTGCGCGTGAAGGATATGCGCACCAAAACACGCGGACGTGTGGAAATGTCCGGCGGTGAGCTAACAGCCTATGGTGAGGACGGTTCGGTCAGAATGCGCGTGGGGCGAATTAACCCTCCAGCAGAACAAAAGCTGGTGGACGAAATCTTGAAAAGTTTACCTGACACCTCTGCCTTCAGAGACCTTCTGGACGAAACCTACAATTACGGCCAGCTGGGTACAGTAACTATCAATACCGCTAACTTTATTCACAACTACCTGGGTGAGTCTGACCCTAGATTAATGAGCGGTCCGGATTCCGATGAATCAGCAAAAGCCGCCTGGAGTATAAAAGGCCACACTGATGACGCTGGCGTCGTTCACGTAGCTGGAATGGGTGTTGCTGTTGAAGATGGTCAACAGCAGGTTGAGTTTAAAGCGGATCGGTTTGCAGTTATTGGCGCGGCACTGAGCACAATCAAAAGCGCACTCCATGCCGCTGAAGTAAAGACCCGCCTCTCTGACGATATGCGCGAAGCTGTCATTGATGCCATACGCGAAAGCGATGTGTTCAAGGCGCTGCAGGCGTCACAGGATGCTCAGGCTTCGGCACTTGTCACCACGCAGCAGGCTATTGAACAAGCCGCAAGCGATGCTATCCGCAACGCGCTGAAGCCAGGTGGTCTGCTGTATCGTCCCTGAGGATTCAGTGTATGGCATCAAACTCCCCCTGGCATAACCTCTACAACACGAAGCGATGGTACCGCCTGCGCCATCACCAGCTGCAACAGCAGCCGTTGTGCGAGTTTCACCTCAAGCGTAATCAGATCGTTTCGGCGGCTGTAGTGGACCACGTTAAGCCGCATAAAGGCGATGAAACTCTCTTTCACGATCCAGAAAATTTACAAAGTTTATGCAAACGCTGCCACGACTCCGTGAAGCAACGCATGGAGAACGGCGGAACGGTGACCGAGTTCGATGAAGAGGGTCGGGTTATCTGGTAACAGGAGCATGCAATGCAGGACCTGAAGATTGAATATCGTGATGGCAGGCTGACTGAGTTGAGCATTGATGGTGTGAAGTTCAATGGTGTCACCGCTATCAGCTTCACCCACGAAGTTGGCGAGACGCTACCTACCGTCAGCCTGTCGATCCCGATCGGTGTCGGCGACTCACTGGTGCCGCCCGGCATGTCCCGCGAAAACCTGCGAATCATCGAGAAATGATATTAATTCTCATTTGCATACCTGAGGGCTGGGGGGAGGGGTAAAACTCTGGCGGCAAAATCTTAAAGACCGCGCTCCCCCATTTCATTTTAAAAACGTCCAGAAAAAAAGGAAAAAAGCGATGGCACAGCGAGGCAGAAAGTCTCTGGCTGCGACGTCTGCTGTCTCGCTGCCGGCACTGGCTGAAAGCAGGCTACAGCCGTCCATTCATCTGAGCGATCCGGAAATAAACGTCTGGGTCCGGTTGGTCAATGACAACCCCGCCAGCTCATTTACCGAAACGCACCGCGACATGCTGGAAATGTACTGCCGCCATGTTGTGCAGGCTCGGTTGCTCACCACCCAGATTGAAGAATTCGAACTGGAGTGGTTGTCCCGAGAAGATGGGCTGAAGCGTTACGACAAACTGCTCACGATGCGCGAGCGTGAAGTGCGCTCTGCGTCCTCACTGGCGACGCGGCTGCGGATCACCCGGCAGGCGACTGCCGATCCCAAAACGGTAGGTCGTGCCAACAACAATCTGCCACGGGAGAGAAAACCCTGGGAAATTGAATAAGGCTCTTCGATGGCTAAAAAAACTCTGACAAGAGCCGAGAGGAATATCCTCTGGTGCGAAAGAAATATCGTTATCCCTGAAGGTAAGTTTGTTGGCCAGCCCCTGAAAATGGCTGAGTTCATGAAAGACGACTTCAGGGCTATCTTTGACAACAAGCATGGCACTCGCCGCGCCATCATCAGCCGCGGGCGCAAGAACGCCAAGACCGTTGAAACCGCCATGCTGATGCTGCTCTATCTGGTGGGGCCAGAAGCGGCGCCGAACTCGCAGCTGTATTCTGCCGCACGTTCGCGTGACCAGGCGGCCATTCTGTTTAACCTGGCCTCCAAGATGTGCCGGATGAATCCGGTGCTTATGCAGTATGTTGCGATCAAGGATTCAGCAAAAGAAATTCACTGCCCTGAACTGGGTTCTTATTATCGCGCACTGAGCGCAGAAGCCACCACGGCCTACGGTTTCTCGCCGCGATTTGTCGCCCACGATGAGCTGGGGCAGGTTCGTGGGCCGCGTGACCCTCTTTATGAAGCGCTGGAAACGGCGACCGCTGCTCAGGATAACCCTATCTCGGTAATCATCAGCACCCAGGCACCCGATGCGAGCGACCTGCTCAGCCTGCTGATTGATGATGGCCTGACCGGGGCCGATCCGCGAACGGTGGTCAGGCTCCAGACCGCGCCGGAAGATATCGATCCTTTCTCTGTTGAAGCCATCAGGCTGGCAAACCCCGCCTTCGATGTATTCATGAACCAGAAAGAAGTGCTGGATATGGCCGCCAGCGCAAAACGCCTGCCGTCGCGCCAGGCAGAGTTTGAGAACCTTGTACTAAACCGCAGGGTTGAGGCGAAAAGCCCGTTCGTGAGTCAGACCGTCTGGCACATGAATAAAGAGGAACCCGGCGAACTGGCGGGCGCTACCGTCTGGGGCGGCCTGGACCTTTCCAGCGTGTCGGACCTCACCGCGCTTATTCTCAACACAACCCATGGCGATGTGCACTGTAAGTTCTGGCTACCTGAGGAAGGGCTGGCAGACAAAGCGCGTAACGATCGCGTGCCTTATGACATCTGGGCGAGGCAGGGCTGGCTGAACACGACACCGGGAAAAGCCATTGAGTATGCCTTTATCGCCAGGGAGCTGCGGCGCGTTTTTGATATCTGTAACGTCAGGGTGCTGGCGTTCGACCGCTATAACATGCGCTTCCTTCGCCCTCATCTCATCGACGCCGGATTCACTGAAGCGGAGCTTGAGCGGTTTGTGGAATTTGGCCAGGGCTTTGTTTCTATGTCTCCCGCACTCAGGGAGCTTGAGGCCAGATTGCTCGGTGCGCAGCTGAAGCACGGCAACCATCCGATCCTCGAAATGTGCGCCAAAAACGCCACGGTAATCACCGACCCCGCCGGTAACCGCAAATTTGTAAAAGGCAAGTCGAGTGGCCGTATCGACGGCATGGTAGCACTGGCAATGTCCATCGGGGCACAGTCCAGTGACGATGTAGAGGACCCGGGAGATGTTAACGATTTTATCTATAACTTTTTGAGCGTGTAAAAATGGCAGATACCGATTACAGCATTGACCTGCGAACGCGATCGCCATTCTGGGCGCGCATGGCCTCCATCCTGACCGGTGGCAGACTGGTTACACCAGAGAAAGGCTCTCAGATGGCTGGCACCTCTGCGCACGGCGTTGTTGGTGAATCCGTTGTCACTGATGAGCGAAACATGCAAATCAGCACGGTGTGGGCCTGTATCCGTCTCATTTCTACAGTCACTGCATCTTTACCGCTTGATGTTTACGAGACCAAAGACGATCAGCGCAGCAAGGTTCCTGGCAACCATCCTCTCGCAAAACTACTGAGGTTCCGGCCAAACAATTTCATGACCGCTCTGGAGTTCCGCGAAGCCATGACCATGCAGTTGTGCGCCTACGGTAATGCTTACGCGCATGTGGAGCGAAACAGCGTCGGCGACGTTATCAGTATGGTTCCTCTGATGAGCGCCAATATGGAAGTGCGGCTCAGTGAAAACGGCAAAACCATTATCTACCGCTATCGTCGTGACACGGAATACGCCAACTTTTCACAGAAAGAAATTTTCCATCTCAAGGGATTTGGCTTCAACGGGCTAACCGGCCTGTCTCCGCTGGCGTTCAGCGCGAAGTCTGCAGGTGTCGCCATTGCCATGGAAGATAATCAGCGTGAGTTCTTCGCGAACGGCGCGAAGTCTCCGCAGATCCTGATGACTGATGGCAAGGTGCTGACTAAAGAGCAGCGCGGTCAGCTGGAGGAGAACTTTAAGGAGATTGCAGGCGGACCGGTTAAAAAGCGGTTGTGGATCCTGGAGAGCGGGTTTACTACGCAGGCTATAGGGGTTTCGCCTCAGGATTCGGAAATACTGGCTGCACGAAAATTTCAGGTCGCCGAACTGGCCCGCTTTTACGGTGTGCCTCCGCATCTGGTAGGCGATGTTGATAAAACCACCTCCTGGGGCTCGGGAATTGAGCATCAAAACCTGGGTTTTCTTCAGTACACGCTAAAACCCTACCTTGACCGTTGGGAGTACAGCATTGAGCGCTGGCTGGTGAAAGAGTCAGAACAGGGCGCTATTCATGCCGAACATAACCTCGACGGGCTGTTACGCGGCGACTCAACAAGCCGGGCATCATTCATGCAGATCATGGTCAATACCGGCATTCGCACCGTTAACGAGGTTCGACGGCTGGATAACCTGCCACCACTGCCTGGCGGTGACGTGGCGACGCGCCAGTCGCAGAACGTACCCATTACCGATCTTGGATCAAGCAAAGAGCCCCGCAATGACGGGGCTTAATTTTTATGGGGGCCATGATGCCTGAAATTCAAAAGACGCTGGCGTTCGACCAGACCGAAATCAAGTTTACCGGTGACGGCAGTAAGGGAACGTTTGAAGGGTACGCCTCGGTTTTCAATAACACCGATTCCGATGGCGACATTATTTTGCCCGGCGCTTTCGCTGGTGTGGTCGCTAACCAGAGCCGCAAGGTGGCTATGTTCTTTAACCACCAGACGCGAGCCATCCCGGTTGGCAAGTGGGATGCCATGCACGAAGACGAGAAGGGGCTTTTTGTACGTGGGCAACTCACTCCGGGGTTAAGCCTGGCCGAAGATCTGAAGGCCGCCATGCAGCATGGCACGGTTGAAGGCATGTCGGTCGGTTTTTCAGTCGGCCCCGATGATTACACCGTCGGCACGTCAGGCCTGATTTTCAAAAACATTTCTTACCTGCGGGAAATCAGTGTCTGCACCTTCCCGGCAAACGAACTGGCAGGCGTAACTGCCATGAAGAGCATCGACGGCATTAAAACCATTCGTGACGCGGAGGCCTGGCTGAGGGATTCAGTCGGCCTTACGCGCGCTGAAGCGCAGGCGTTTATCGCCCGCGTGAAGTCCGCAGGCCGAAGCGAGTTCGGCGGCGGCGACATTGACGCGCTGGCACAGCGCATAACTTCCTTTGCCGCTAACCTGCGGAATCCTTAACGGAGCAAAACATGTCTGAATTAGCAACCCTGGAAAAAGCGATCGAGAACTCCCAGAAAGAAGTGAAGGAGCTTATCGAGGAGCAGCGTAAATCCATCAACCAGAGCGGCGAAATCAACAAGCAGCTGCAGACCGATCTGGCTAAAGCCCAGGATGAACTGAAAACGACCGGTACCCGCCTGTTCGATCTTGAGCAGAAGCTGGCTGGCAACTCGCCTGAACAGACCGCCAAGAAGTCCTTTGCAGAGCGCGTATCCGAAGACCTGATGAAAGGCTGGGACGGCTCACGCACCAAAGCGAAAGTGACCAGTTTTGATAAAGCGATTGGGTCTGGCGCCAACTCCGCCGGCGCCCTGGTTCTGCCGCAGCAGAATCCTGGTATCTTGATGCCTGGCCTGCGCCGACTGACTGTCCGTGACCTTCTGGCCCAGGGCCGAATTTCCAGTAACGCGCTTGAATACGTGCGAGAAAACGTCTTCACCAATGCCGCCGCTCCTGTGGCCGAGGGCACCCTGAAGCCGGAAAGTAACATCACCTTCACCAAAGAGACGGCGAACGTCAAAACCATCGCCCACTGGATCCAGGCATCGCGCCAGATTATGGACGATGCGCCAGCGCTTCAGTCCTATATCAATACCCGCATGATGTATGGCCTGGCGCTGGCGGAAGAAAACCAGATGCTCAACGGCGACGGTACCGGCGATAATCTGGAAGGACTCAACGTGGTTGCAAATGATTATGAGACTGCGCTGAATGCCTCGGGTGATACTGGTGCGGATGTGCTGGCGCACGCTATCTATCAGGTATCACTGAGTGAATTTGAAGCCGATGGCATCGTCCTTAACCCGGCAGACTGGCACCGGATTGCGTTGCTGAAAGACGCCAACGGCAACTACATCCTCGGTGGCCCACAGGCGTTTGCGTCAAAAGTGCTGTGGGGGCTGCCTGTTGTCTCCACCACGGCGCAGGCGGCGGGTAAATTTACCGTTGGCGCGTTCGGCCTGGCCTCTCAGGTCTGGGATCGCATGGATGCAACTATCGAAATCAGCAACCAGGACCGCGACAACTTTATCCGCAACATGCTGACCATTCTGTGCGAAGAGCGCCTGGCGCTGGCGCACTACCGTCCTGCCGCCATCGTCACCGGCGATATTGCGGTTTCTTCCGGCGAATAACAGAAGGGCGCGGTCAGCAATGGCCGCGTTTAACCTATGAAAATTAAAGCTCTCCGTATGTTCTCGCATTATCACCTGGGCACTGTATCCCAGGGCGAAACCCGCATCGTGAAAAAAGAGGTTGGCGAGATGCTGGTAAAAATGTACCTGGCTGAAGAGGTTGAACCTGAGAAGGTGAAAAACTCCAGTCCTGAACAGCCTGAACAGCCTGAACAGCCTGAACAGCCTGAACAGCCTGAACAGCCTGAACAGCCTGAACAGCCTGAACAGCCACAAAAAGCCAAAACCGGGGGTAAAGGTGGAAATAAGCGCGGAGCAGATGGCGCTGATAAAGACGCATCTGAGGGTTGATAACGACGCCGAAGACTCTCTTATCACTGCCTACACCACGGCGGCCGTCGATTATGTTGAGAAATTTTGCGACGGTTCGCTGGTGGAATCCCTTTCGCCGCCCCCTGAAGACAAAGAGCCTCCCCGGGAGGTTCTTTTTACGCCCGGGATCTGGGCGGCAATGCTTTTGCTGATTGGCCACTGGTATGCGAACCGCGAAGCCGCGTCGCAGAATCTGGCGGAAACTCCGCTGGGCGTTGAGGCGTTGCTTATACAGCACCGTCGGTGGCACTGATGGCCTGCTCCGGATGCGCCGCCCGGCGTGAATGGCTTAAAAAGTGGATGAAAATCGCCTATGAACGAGCAACAGGTAAACCAGCTGCTGGCAGCAATGGCAGCCCAGACAGCAGCAATGAACCGAATGGCGGAGTCAAACGAGGCTCTGACGGCGGTGATCTACCAGTCGATGGTAGTGGAAGAGAGTGACGCTGAACTTCCACAGCATACTTATCTCAGCGGAAATCCCAGGGGGTGAGCATGCAGGCCGGAAAACTTCGTCACCGCGTTACATTGCAGAGGCCTGTTAAAACCCAGAATCCGGCTACCGGAGCCATCATTAACGGCTGGGCTGACGTTGCTACCCTGTGGGCCAGTGTTGTCGATCTGTCCGCGCGTGAGTTTGTAGCGGCCCAGGCAGGGCAGAGCGAAGTCACGACGCGGATCACTATTCGCTGGCGCGATGATGTAACCAGTAAGCACCGAATCCTTTATCTCGGCCGTGTTTATAACGTCCATGGCGTTCTGTCCGACGATAAAAGCGGGCGCGAATATCTGACACTTCCATGTTCGCAGGGGGTTAACGATGGCTGATGGTATTGAGTTCAGCATTACTGGCGTCGATTCTTTGCTGGGAAAACTGGATGCCGTCAGCGTCGATCTGCGTCGCAAAGGTGGCAGGGCTGCGCTCAGGCGTGCCGGCAACATCATCGTCGAGAAAGCGAAGACTAACGCCCGTCGCGTTGATGACCCGGGCACCGGCAGGAGCATCGCAGATAACATCGCCATGCGCTGGAATGGCCGTCTTTTTAAGCGTACGGGCGATCTCAGTTTTCGCATTGGCGTTCTTCACGGCGCGGTCCTTAAAAAGCACCCCGATCTTGGCAGGAATGCACCCACTCCTCACTGGCGCCTTATTGAGTTCGGTACCGAAAATGTTCGTGCCCAGCCAATTATGCGCCCGGCAGCGGAAAGCAGCATCGGCGAGGTGATAAATACCTTTGGCACTGATTATGAAAAGGCCATTGACCGTGCCATTAAGCGCGCTCAGAAAAAAGGAATACCACCATGATTGCGCCCATATTTGGTGTATGCGCGGCAAGTGCGGCGGTAACCGCGCTAATCGGCTCTGATCCTGTTCGACTATACCCCTTCGGCCAGCAGGATGATGCTGTCGTTTACCCGTATGCGGTTTGGCAAAACGTCACAGGCTTGACGGAAAACTATCTGGCGCATCGGCCGGATGCAGACTCCTTTTCGCTGCAGGTAGATGCGTACGCCGACACGGTGGACGAGGTTATCGCCGTCGCCTCTGCGCTGCGTGATGCCATTGAGCCGCACGCGTACATCACACGCCTTGGCGAGCAGGAGAAAGACCCGGAAACAAAGCGCTATCGCTACTCATTCGATGTTGACTGGATAGTCACTAGATAAACGTATTATTCAACCACCGGCCTTGAGCCGGTTTTTTTATGACCGGAGATAACAATGTCTGTATTGACGCAAGGTACGCAGCTCTTTGTGCTCGCAAAAGGCGCGGTGAGCGAAGTTGAATGTATCACTGCATTCTCACCCGGCAGCAACCCGGCGGACCAGATTGAAGACACCTGTCTTTCTGAGCGCTTTGATCGCAGCTATAAGCGTGGTCTTCGAACGCCTGGCACAGCATCACTGACGCTTAACGCTGATCCTAAAAATACCAGCCACATCATGCTCTACAACCTGTCCATTTCGGACGACGAAGAGGATCAGGACCTGACGTTCGCGATTGGATGGTCAGACGGAACCGCATCGCCAACTGCGGCTGAAGATGGTGCATCCGGTGCAGTCGATGGCCTGGTGTTACCTGACAGCCGCACATGGTTCGTATTCAAAGGCTATGTGTCCGACTTCCCGTTTGATTTTGCAGCAAACACGGTTGTTTCTACTTCTGCATCTGTCCAGCGCTCCGGCTCTGCTGTATGGGTGCCAAAAGTCGTGACTCCATAAAATCAGGGCGGCAACGCCCTCATTAATCAGGATTACTAATGAAATTAACACTTGATGCACTCAAGGAGTCCGGCGCGTTTACTGGCCGCCCGGTTGAGAAAGAAATCACCTGGACTCAGGGTGATAAAAAAATCACCGCGACAGTGTATGTCCGCCCGATGGGTTATCACACAGCAACGTCCGATGTGCTGGCTTTTGGGGGGAAGGTCGATGGTGTGGCAGGGCGTATTGCCGCATCCATCTGCGATGAACAGGGTAAACCCATCTTCACCCCGGCAGACATTACTGGTGAGGCCGATCCTGAACGTGGTGCACTGGATGGCAGCCTGACGGTAGCACTGCTTCTGGCCATTCAGGAAGTTAACGATCTGGGAAAGACTTCGAGCTCAGCGCCGAAGACGAATTCTGGTGCGAGCTCGTCCTCAACGGAATCGGAGGCAGAACAATCGCCGAAGCGCGGGAAGTCCTCTCATTCAAAGAGTCCCAACTCTGGGCAAAGTACCGGGAACGATACGGAAGTCTGAACCCTATGTTGCGGGTTGAGTGGGGTGCCGGGCTGGTGAGCAGCATGATAGCCAACGTTAACAGAGACCCCAAGCGCCCACCATTCAACCCGACCGATTTCACACTGCACTTTACCAAAGTCAAAGCTGCTGATGGACCAATCTCGTTAGAGGAAGCCAGAGCCAGCTGGACATAATGCTGCCACCGGAGAGTTTATGGCTTCCAAATCACTGGGCACGCTGACAATCGACCTGATTGCAAAAACGGGCGGTTTTGTCTCCGGCCTTAATCAGGCAGAACGCGCCTCTGCAAAGTGGAGCAAACAGGTACAGGATGATGCAGCATCCGCCAGCGCTGCACTGGCGGGTATTGGTGCGGCAGCCGTAACTGCTAGTCTGGGTGTTGGAGCGGCTGGTTTTCAGTTACTGAAAAGCACTTCCAAGCAGATTACCGAAACTGACCGCTGGGCAAAGTCGCTAAGGATATCAACTCAGGAGCTTTTAGCATGGCAGTTTGCTGCTGAAAAGGCAGGGGTGTCCGGCGATCAGATGGCTGATATTTTTAAGGATATTGGCGATAAGATAGGTGACGCTGTCCTGAACAAGTCGGGTGAAGCAGTTGATGCCCTTAATTCCCTGGGTTTGTCCGCTGAGAAATTATCCAAAGTAAGTCCTGAAAAACAGCTCCTGGCAATTGGTGAATCACTTGGCAAGATCGGCACGAATGCCGAAAAGACAACCATACTTGAAAGCCTGGGCAATGACCTTTCAAAACTTCTTCCGTTGTTCGATAACAATAATGAGAAACTGAAACGGTTTATTGATCTGGCTAAGGATTATGGGGTAGCGCCAGACCCATCTTCCATTGATGACCTGGTTAAAGTTAACCAGCTATTCGAAGACATGGAGGCTCAGGTTGCTGGCCTGAAGATGGAGATTGCCGCAGGTCTGGCAAAGGTTGACCTTGGAGAGCTGCAAAACTCTCTTGATGAACTTCACAATGTTTTGACTGATCCTGCTGTCCTGCAGGGTATCTCTGATCTGGTGTCTGAAGTTGCACAGCTTGCTGGATGGCTTGTAAAAGCCGCCGCCGGCGCTGGTCAACTTGCCACAAGCACCGGCAACAGATTTGCCGCTCTGAGCGGTAAAATTGACCTCAAAAATATCGATCAGGTAAATGAGCGCATTGCTTATTTGCAAAAAAACCTTGAAGGAAGAAAGGGTTTTTATTCGCAGGACAAATCAATGTTCGCCTGGTTCACGGGTGGGAATGATAGTGTAAAAGCACTCAACGATGAACTGAACACCCTTATCGAAACCAGAAACAGGCTGTCAAAACCTGCTGTTGGCATTCTTCCGCTTGGTGCTGCTACTGTCGGAACTGGGAAACCATTCTCCCTTCCACCGGGCGAGACTAACGGCAAAGTTACGCCTGATGCCAGCGCAAGAAAACTGGAAAGCTCTTTCAAATCCATGGAGATGGGTTACCTGCGCCAGATTGCGCTCATCGATACCACCGGCAAAGAAACGGTGGAGGTGACCGAGCAACAGAAACTCCAGTTCGATTTGGCGGAGGGAAAGCTCACCGGAATTAACAACGCGCAAAAAATACGGCTTCAACAGTTGGCTCAGGAAGTGGATCGCCTGAACGCCGTCAAAAAAGCCAATGAAGAAAATGCCAGGGTGGCGGCGTTTGTGGCAAATCTGCAGGCACAAAACGAGAATGCACGTGCAAATTTGGGCGTGGATGTGCAGGGTGCCGGAATCGGCAATAAGCAGCGTGAGCGGCTCAGGGAACGCCTGAGTATTGAGCGCGACTTCCTCGACCAGCAGCGGGAGCTGCAAAAGCAGTATCAGTCCGGTGATATAAGCCAGACGGTTTATGACCGGGAAACTCAGGCCCTGAAGGATGCGCAGGCCGAAAGGATCGAAGTTCAGGAGGATTACTACAAGAAAGTTGATGCGCTACAGGCTGACTGGGTAACCGGAGCCCGTGACGGACTTGCCGACTGGGTGGATGATTCCACGAACTATGCAATGCAGGCGGCCGACGTCATGAAAACGGCACTCTCAGGGATCAGCAGCAACATTGTCGAGATGCTCAACGGCAATAAAGCGAGCTGGAAAGACTGGGGTATCAGCGTTCTGAAAATCATAGAACAGGTGATGGTAAATATGATGATCGCGAACGCCGCCAGCTCTATCGGTTCGCTGTTTAGCGGTGCCGCCTCATCCTCAGCCAGTAGCGGAACAGCAATCCAGAACTACGGTGCTAACCTGCAATTAAACGCCAAAGGCGGCGTTTACTCTTCAGCCGATCTCAGTCAGTACAGTAACTCTGTCGTCAGTTCACCGACGCTGTTTGCGTTTGCAAAAGGTGCCGGCCTGATGGGAGAGGCGGGTCCTGAAGCCATTATGCCTCTTACCCGCGCGTCTGATGGTTCACTGGCTGTCCGCGCCGTGGGAAATGGCGGCGTCACGCCAGGCAGTGGAGGGGCGCCACAGGTATATATCACTATTGACGGAAACGGCAATACATCTACTCAGGGCTCAGCTGGCTTCGAACAGTTTGGCGCTGAAGTCGGGCGGTTCGTGGATCAACGATATAAACAAAACATGATGCGCGATATTCGCCCTGGCGGTGATATCTGGAATCTTGCAAAAGGAGGCCGCTGATGGCTCTTGAAACATTCAGCTGGTGCCCACGCATCAACGCGGAGCAGGAGGTAACGTTCCGCCGGCGCTCCGCAAAATTTGGTGACGGATATGAACAGGTGGCCGGTGACGGATTAAATCCGCGTTCACAAAAGTGGAATTTACAGTTTACCGGTACCGAAGCGTATATCGGGGCCATTAAAAACTTTCTCGATCGCCATCAGGGAACAAAGTCTTTTCAGTGGCACCCACCGCTTGAACCACTGGGGTTGTATCGCTGTGATACTTACACTCCTTCGCCGCTTGGCGCTGGGCTCTTCAACCTTTCAGCAACTTTTGAGCAGACCTATAAACCATGAGTCTTAACGCAGATTATCAGAAGCTTGAACCCGGCGATGAGGTCAGGCTGTTTGAAGTGGATGGCACTGCATTTGGTACAGGTGAGGTGTTACGGTTTCACAGCTACAGCCTCGCACATACTGAAGCAGAAATAACGGCGGCCGGCGGTGACGAAAACAAGCTTCCGGCCAAATCAATCTGGTGGCAGGGCGAAGAATATAAAGCGTGGCCATGCCAGATTGAGGGGATCGAGGCTTCTACTTCGGGAAGTAGTGCGCAACCAAAACTTTCGGTTGCTAACCTCGACAGCTCGATCACCGCCCTTTGCCTGGCTTACGACGATATGCTGCAGGCGAAGGTGACGATACACGACACCCTGGGTAAATATCTCGATGCGAAAAACTTCACCGGGGGTAACCCGACAGCCGATCCGACCCAGGAAAAGCTGAAGGTTTTCTACATCGATTCAAAGAGTAGCGAAACAAACGAGGTAGTCGAATTCACCCTCTCCAGCCCAATGGATCTGCAGGGGCTGATGATACCTACGCGCCAGCTCCATTCGTTGTGCACCTGGTGCATCCGTAACAAGTACCGTACCGGTGATGGTTGCGACTATGCCGGAACCCGCTATTTCGACAAAAACAATAACCCGGTGAGCGATCCCTCGCTGGATGAATGCAACGGAACGCTGAAAGCATGTGAGCTACGTTTTGGCAAAGGTAATGAGCTTTCGCATGGTGGTTTCGTCGGTACATCTTTGATCAGGAGCTGATATGCGCCAGAAAACCATTGATGCCATCATGGCGCATGCTGCTGCTGAATATCCTCGTGAGTGCTGTGGTGTGGTGGCGCAAAAAAGCCGTGTTGAACGTTATTTCCCGTGCCGGAATCTTGCCGCGGCGCCGGAGGAAAATTTTGTCCTCTGCCCTGAAGATTACGCAGCTGCTGAGGACTGGGGTACGGTGATCGCCATCGCTCACAGCCACCCTGACGCCACTACGCAGCCGAGCGAACTGGATAAAGCGCAATGCGACGCAACGCTTTTACCCTGGCATATCGTGAGCTGGCCCGAGGGGGATTTACGCACCATTCAGCCGCGCGGAGAGTTACCACTGCTGGAGCGTCCGTTTGTGCTGGGGCACTTTGACTGCTGGGGGCTGGTAATGAGCTATTTCCGGCAAACGCATGGTATCGAACTCCACGATTACCGGGTTGATTATCCCTGGTGGGAAAACGAATATCCGGGCAACTTCTATCAGGATTGCTGGTACGAGTGCGGATTCCGTGAATTCGACGGGCCGCCTAAACCTGGCGATATGGTGATCATGCAGGTGCAGGCTGATAAGTGGAACCACGCGGGTATACTGCTGGAGGGCAATATGCTGCTGCACCACCTGTACGGTCACTTGAGTCAGCGAGTACCATATGGCGGTTACTGGCAGGAACGAACGATGAAGATTCTACGTTACAAATCTCTGTGCTAACCTTTTGTAAAACCAAAGGGGATAGGGATATGAAAAAAGCATTTTTGGCACTTTCTTTGTTAGTCATGGCTGGATGTTCGAGCATGCAGGATCTTCGGAATGAGCCAGCGTCAAATACTTTTCAAACAAGGAAAAAAATTGATGCGGTATCTGAATGTATACTTGTTGGCTGGCAAGAAGAAAGCCAAAAATACGGAAGCGTTTTTATTCAGCCTTATGACGGTGGCAAAACTGTTTTTACACAATCTCAACTTGAGATGGTTGATTTAATATCTGAAGGTGGAATTACCAAGATAGAATTTCGACATCAAGGTGGCCTTTTTGCTTATCGAATCAACAGCCGGATAAAAGTAATAGAACACTGTATCTAACCAATACTTAACCCGCTTCGGCGGGTTTTTTTATGGTGAGAATATGAAAGAAGTAATGACAACAATTCAGCTCGGCGGAGTATTAGGAAAGACCTTCGGTAAAACACATAAGCGACTTATATCCCGTACTGGTGAAGCAGCTATTGCTTTAAGTAAAACATTACCCGGTTTCGAAAGCTTCATGATCAGCAGTAAGCGTCGTGGATTAACTTTCGCAGTATTTAAAGGAAAAAGGAATATTGCCGCCGATGAGATGGGTTTTCCGTGTGAAGGCGACGTAGTAAGGATCATGCCAGTTGTTATCGGTAGTAAGCGAGCTGGTCTTTTTCAGACCATATTAGGAGCAGTTTTAATAGCCGCGGCTGTCTTTGTTTCTGGTGGTGTTGGCGCTGCTTTCGCTGCTGGTGGCTTGACGGGGTTTGCTGCTGCCACTGGTGCCTCGTTGGTCCTCGGTGGGGTTATTCAGCTGCTTTCACCGCAGCCATCAGGCATAGCCAGTAAACAAAGCGCAGATAACCGTGCATCGTATGCGTTTGGCGGGGTGACAAATACCGCCGCACAGGGTTACCCGGTTCCGCTCCTTTACGGCCGCCGGCGAATCGGCGGGGCGATTATTTCCGCCGGGATTTATGTCGAAGATCAGCAGTAGATAACAAACCTTTTTACAAGCCACCTTCGGGTGGTTTTTTTATGGGCGCGATATGGCTAAAACAATTACCGGACGAAAAGGGGGGAGCTCCAGCTCCCGAACTCCTACCGAACAGCCTGATGATCTGCAATCTGTAGCGAAGGCAAAGATCCTCGTTGCGCTTGGTGAAGGGGAGTTTGCTGGACAGCTCACCGGGAAGGATATCTACCTGGACGGAACGGCGCTGGAGAACGCCGACGGCTCCCAAAACTTCAGTGGCGTTACGTGGGAATTTCGCTCGGGTACTCAGGCCCAGAAGTACATTCAGGGTATACCCGGCACCGAAAACGAAATTAGGGTGGGTACTGAAGTAACGAGCGCTACAGCATGGACACGAACCTTTACAAATACCCAGCTTTCGGCGGTACGTTTGCGTCTGCAATGGCCCTCCCTTTTCAAACAGGAGGACGATGGCGATCTGGTCGGATACTCGGTTAATTACGCGATTGACTTGCAGACTGACGGCGGGACATGGCAGACAGTCCTCAATACCAGCGTGACCGGGAAAACGACCTCAGGTTATGAGCGTAGCCACCGTATTGATTTACCTCAGGCTGGCAGTACCTGGACAATCAGACTGCGCAAAATTACCGCTGACGCTAACAGCGCGAAAATCGGCGACACGATGACGCTACAGAGCTTCACTGAGGTGATTGATGCGAAATTGCGATATCCGAATACCGCGCTGCTGTACATTGAATTCGACTCCAGCCAGTTTAATGGTTCTATACCTCAGATCTCCTGTGAGCCTCGTGGCCGCGTTATTCGGGTTCCTGATACTTACGACCCGGAAACCCGCTCTTACAGCGGGACATGGACCGGGGCGTTTAAGTGGGCATGGACGGATAACCCTGCGTGGATATTTTACGATCTGGTTGTTTCTGACCGGTTCGGCCTCGGTCACCGTTTGACTGCTGCTAACATCGATAAATGGACGCTTTATCAGGTCGCCCAGTATTGCGATCAGATGGTGCCGGACGGTAAGGGTGGCGATGGAACAGAACCACGCTATACCTGCAACGTGTACATCCAGGACCGAAACGACGCTTATACAGTCCTGCGTGATTTTGCGGCCATATTCCGTGGCATGACGTACTGGGGTGGCGATCAGATCGTTGCTCTGGCCGATATGCCCCGTGATGTGGATTACAGCTATACGCGCGCTAACGTTGTTGGCGGTCGCTTCACCTATTCAAGCAGCACCACGAAAACCCGCTACACTACAGCGCTAGTTTCATGGTCCGATCCCGGTAACGCCTACGCTGACGCGATGGAACCCGTATTCGAGCAGGCGCTGGTGGCGCGGTACGGCTTCAATCAGCTGGAAATGACAGCCATCGGCTGTACCAGACAGTCAGAAGCGAACCGAAAGGGGCGCTGGGGTATTCTCACCAACAACAAAGATCGCGTTGTTTCGTTCGATGTCGGGCTAGACGGAAACATACCGCAGCCTGGCTATATCATCGCTGTGGCAGACGAGCTGCTTTCCGGAAAGGTTATGGGCGGCCGCATCAGCGCCGTTAATGGTCGCGTTATCAAACTTGACCGTGTAGCTGATGCGGCAGCAGGTGATCGCCTTATCCTCAACCTTCCCTCCGGAGCGTCACAGAGCAGGACCATTCAGGCGGTTAACGGGGAATCGGTCACAGTCACCACCGCGTACAGTGAGACGCCTCAGGCCGAAGCTGTCTGGGTGGTTGAGTCAAACGAACTCTATGCGCAGCAGTATCGTGTTGTGAGTGTCGCTGATAACGATGATGGCACTTTCACCATTACCGGTGCATGGCACGATCCGGATAAATATGCCCGAATCGATACCGGAGCCATCATTGACCAGCGGCCGGTGAGCGTGATCCCGCCGGGCAACCAGTCGCCGCCTGCGAACATCGTGATCAGCTCGTTTTCTGTGGTGCAGCAAAATATCAGCGTCGAAACGATGCGCGTGAGCTGGGAACAGGCGCAGAACGCTATCGCCTATGAAGCGCAATGGCGCCGCAATGATGGGAACTGGGTTAACGTGCCGCGCAGCTCCACCACGTCATTCGACGTCCCCGGGATTTATGCCGGGCGCTACCTGGTGCGCGTACGCGCAATCAATGCCGCAGAAATCTCGTCCGGATGGGGCTATTCAGAAGAGAAAACGCTGACGGGGAAAGTGGGCAATCCGCCGAAACCGGTCGGCTTCATCGCTTCTGATAATGTGGTTTTCGGTATCGAGCTGAACTGGGGATTCCCGGCGAACACCGACGACACGCTGAAGACGGAAATTCAGTACAGCCTGACCGGGACGGAAGACGATGCGATGCTGCTGGCAGACGTACCCTATCCGCAGCGCAAGTATCAGCAGATGGGCCTTAAGGCAGGGCAAATTTTCTGGTACCGCGCGCAGCTGGTGGACCGCAGCGGAAACGAATCAGGGTACACAGACTTTGTGCGCGGGCAGGCCAGCATTGATGTATCCGATATCACCGATGCAATCCTGGAGGAGATTAAAGAGACTGATACGTTCAAAGACCTGATCGAGAGCGCGGTGGAGAGCAGTGAAAAGTTCGCAGAACTGGCTGATGCAATCAAAGAGAATGCAAATGGTCTTGCAGCGGCGGTTGGATCGAATAAGCAGACAGCAGAAGCAATCATCGGCAACGCGCTTGCTATTGCTGATGTTGTCGTGCGGCAGACAGCCCAGCAGGGCGCTAACTCTGCGACCTTCGAACAGCTCCGGGAGGTGATCGCCACTGAGACGGAGGCTCGCGTCACGGATGTTACTCGTCTTGAGGCAAAAACTGAGCAGAACGAGGCGGGAATTACCGAGGTAAGGCAGGCTCTGTCAGATGAAGCTCAGGCAAGGGCGACAGCTGTCGACCAGCTTACTGCGAGTACTCAGGTCATTTCTGATAAAGCTGATTCGGCTTCGAGTAAAGCTGACGCTGCATCAGGTAAGGCAGATGCAGCTGAACAAGCCAGCTCACAAAACACTGCTGATATTACCACGTTGCGACAGGTTGTCACCGACACGACTTCATCAATGGCATCCCGCCTGGAGGAGCTGGGAGCAAGAACCGATACTGCCAGCGGCGGCATCCAGAATAACGCTATCGCGCTAATAACGAGTACGCTGGCGCAGGTTAATCAGCGGATGACACTCAGCGCGCAGTACGGTGACAGCAAGGCCGGCATCGATCGCATTGACAGCGCCATGGCAAGCGACAGGGAGGCAACAGCGCGTTCGCTGCTGAGTGTGCAGACTGACGTGAACGGCAACAAGGCAGCAATTAACAGCCTGAACCAGACGTTTTCCAATTATCAGCAGGCCACGGCCACGCAGATAAACGGCATCACGGCGACCATCAACGGGCACACTTCAGCGATCAGCACTAACGCTCAGGCGATAGCAAACGTTAGTGGTGACCTGAAGGCGATGTACAGCATCAAGGTTGCCGTGGACGCGAATGGAAAGCAGTATGCCGCCGGAATGGGGATCGGTGTAGAAAACACTCCATCGGGCATGCAGTCGCAGGTGCTGTTCCTGGCTGACCGCTTCGCGGTGATGACGCAGGCTGGTGGGGCTGTATCGTTGCCGTTCGTTATCCAGAACGGACAGACCTTCATCCGGGATACGTTCATCCAGGACGGCACCATTAGCAACGCGAAGATCGGTAACTACCTCCAGTCAAATAACTATGTGGCTGGTTCCGTCGGGTGGAAACTGGATAAGTCAGGGACGTTTGAAAACTACGGCTCCACAGCTGGAGAGGGAGCAATGAAACAAACCAATCAGACAATTAGTGTCCGGGACTCCAGGAATGTGTTGAGGGTGCAGATCGGGAGAATCACGGGAACATGGTAACGGGAGGCCTCTTACGGGGCCTCTTTTTTTCAGGAGGACTGGATGGCGGAATATGGAGTTCAGACATGGGACGCCTCAGGCAAGGTAAATAACTATGGCGTTAAGCCTGTCAGCGTTTGCGGCTATCTCCAGCTGGCCCAGAACCAGAAAACAGGCTCTTACACCGTAGCGCTTCCACCGGGTTGCAGGCTGACCTATTTTCAGAGCATGAACGGCGATCAGTTTGGTACGAGTCGGAGGAAGATCACCATTTCGGGGGGAACAGCAACAGTGTCAGCAGTAGGCGATACCGACTACTCAGCAGGGACTGAGCCTGCGGCAGCGGCTTATCTCATTTTCCAGATCGAGAGGGCATAAATGGCGGAGTATGGCGTTTTACTGACGACGACCAGCGGGGAAGTATGGGTGACCGCGAACAGCTCGCCAATCGCTCTACAGGCGCGAAAGACAGCGGCACTTCAGGGAACATCGGGTTTTAATACCAAAGTGACGCACACATTCCCCGCAGGTCAGCCTGTTGTCGCCTTCGTTCATTGCACGGTAGAGGTCGAAATCACTCAAACGATAAGCGGGAACACCATCACGATTGATTTTCTCAGACCGAATGCAACCGGCACAGCGTACGTTTATTTTTTCTCTATTTTCCCGCAGACAAAGCCAGACTACGGGCTGGCCGTGTGGGATGCTTCAGGGACGCTGATTTTAACAAACGAAACGCGCACGCTGAGCGATGTTGTCACCCTCGGTACCGCCGGGGTGGATGCCAGCTCAGGATACAACATCAATACAACTCTGGCGGGGAAGTGGGCCTGTATGCCTGCCATGCTGGGGCTAATTACCGGGGTTGTATCCGCCGGCGGTCAGCCGCAACCCTACTCGGCCATATACAAGAGCATGGCAAAGCTTGAGGGAAGCAATACGCGGATATTCGCCAGGCCGCAGACAACCCCCGGCGGCAACCTTCAGAACGTTGCGTATTCGAATCTGAGGAACGTGATTATGGCCATTAACTGCGCCAACTATGATTGATCGTTTTTAGCGATCAATTTTGAATAATTGATCTATCAAATCAATTATATCCCGTTGATTCATATTGTTATTGTGTAGCTTCATGAATGCCCTGGGATATAACCACTATGAAAAATATGATTCTTTGCCTGGCGGTAGCGGTATTGCTCTCCGGTTGCGCTGGCGTTATTGAGAAGCAGCAACCCTTATGCACCGGAACAGCCCTGGTCGGCGGACAGGAAAGCAGCGTCCAGATCTACGGAGTCCGTAAACAAAACAATCAGACGCAGTACCGCGCCGGTTATCCCTTTAACTGGTCATGGGTGAGCGCCAACACGTTCACCAGCACCACCTGCCACTAACCCATTCAGTTTTGAACAAACCCCGCTCCGGCGGGGTTTTTTATTGCCTGGAGAAAACATGATTTATACTACTGGCACTATCGCCATCAGCGGAAACACCCTTACAGGTACCGGCACAAACTTCACTGCTGCTGGTTCTCTTATTCGTAACGGCTGCACTGTTATCGCCCTGACCAGTCCGCCGCAGGTTTTTCAGATTACCGCGATTGGAAGCGCAACCTCTCTTACCGTTACGCCAGCAGCTAACCCAACAGTTCCCGCTGGAACCCGGTTTGCCATTCTTCTGAGTGACAGTCTGAGCGTGGATGGTCTGGCGCAGGATATTGCTGAAACCTTCACGATGTACCAGCGCTACATGAGCGGGTTCGCTGATGTAATGAACGGGACATCTGATGTCACCATCACTATCAATGGCACTGCCGTTACCGTACCGGGTCAAAAATCGCTGGCGAAGAAAGGGGCTAACAGCGACATTACCAGCCTTTCTGGGCTGAAAACAGCTCTCAGCATTGAGCAGGGAGGGACCGGGGCAAAGAATGCCGCTGACGCTCGCACAAACCTCGGTTTAGACAAAACAGTAAATATCGAAGGAAACCAGTCCATTTCAGGAGAGAAAAACTTCACTGGCCCTTTGAAAATTACCGCAGCATATCCACAAATTACTTTATGGTCGACTGCCCAGCCAAACGGCACTTACGGCCGGGTAGTTACATTCGGTAGTGAGGGTAACAAAACCTTCATTGCTGCACGGCAATGGGAAGGCGGAAATAATACTTGCGTGACCTATCTGCCCACTTTTAAGGACGGTTATTTCACATTCTGGACAACCTCAAATACGACAGTAACTTCTGACGGAACCATTAAGCAGGCTTCTCCCATTGCCAGAATCGTTAAGTCTCAGGGAGAGAACCGGCGTACGGATATTGAAAATGATGGATTCACATGGTGCGGCTGCGGCACGGCTAACGCCGAGGCAGAGGGAGTATCCATTTCTCGCCTTGACACGGGGGTTTACGAACTCACTGGTTCGGCAGGCCTGGCGTCAGAGGGATGGCAATTACTGCCGCCAATGGACCCTGGCGGCATGGGAGAACTGGGTGTTGTTGAAGCGGAGCAGACAGAAAGCGGTGGTTTGACGATTCGGCTTTTTAAGCGGAAATATATGCTGAGCGATGAAGGGGAGATCGTCAAAACAAAAGGGGCTCCTATGGATGTTCCGGCCAACAGCTGGATCGACGTTCGCCTCGATATGCCAGAGGATAGCATCTGGAAAACAAGAGCTTCCGAAGCTTCTCTTGAACTGACAGAGCAGCCTGAGGACATTCAGCCTTAAAAATTAATAGGCGAACCCAAATTGATCTGCATTCCATTTGAAACTACTGTATATAAACACAGTAATAAAGGGAGTGCAGATTATGCCCCGAAATTCAGATATTCAGGCCGCCTTTATTGCGGCCATAGAGCTTAACCCAAAGGGCTACCGCTACCTGAGAACAGACCGCTTCATACAAAAGTTGCGTGGTTTTAACTGGCACTTTACCCGTGACGATGCAAACAAGTGGATAGAGCGCAACCAACCTGGTTTCGCTGATAAAACGACAGACGGTAGCGAAAACCGTTACTGGATCCTGCGTAACATGGGGAGGGTGCACTGATGGGATTCGCATCACCAGCAGCTGATTATGTTGAGCGTCAACTTTCCCCAGCAATCCTGTGCAACATCGGGGCTGAAAGCAGGGTGCTCGAAACTGATATGGGGTTTGCGGTCATAGAGCCAGCAACGAAAAAGACGCCTGGAGATGTGTTGTTAATTTTGTGCGACGGCCACACACAATTTGCAAAACTCATGGGCAAGGCGCTCATTACGGATGATGGTGAAGCGATTGAGGGATCAGCGCTTGAAGAAGTGGAAGTGCTGGGTAGGGTGACGTTCTTCATCAATCGTGCATTAGATGATGATTGCCCTGCAATATAAATGATTTCCCCATGCTTCACTGACGAATAACCAGCCATAAGCGGCTGGTTTTTTTGTGTGGTTTTGATAGGCACGAGAGAATTTTGACCTCCGCTCCACAACACTTCTTTGTCAGTGATCGGACCAAAAAAGTTTCGCCATTATGATTTTTTGTTACCCGTAAGCAGTTGATTCATTTGATCATAAAATTATGAATTAATGGTGAAAATAAAACGTATCTATCTGATTACACTAGATAACACGCGTGATTTAAAATCCCTCGGCGTTCGCGCTGTGTGGGTTCAAGTCCCACTCCGGCTACCATGGGAAAATGCAGAATAATCAAAGCAATAAGCAGTGTCGTGAAACCACCGAAAGGTGGTTTTTTTGTGCCTGAAATCCACTTTCCTAACATCCTTCCTAACATCATTTCTTATTTTTGCCCGCCTACCACTGGCACAATTTTTACTTTTCGATCGTAACGTGCCGTTTGCGTGATAGTTTTGTGTCCGGAAATTTGCTGTTTCTCCTGTAGGCTTCCTTCCAGATCCGATACACCCTTTGCCTTTAGATCGTGGAACGTAAAATCAAAAAGCATGTGAGGATGTTTTTTTTGAGCTTCTTCTTTCGCTTGTTGCCAGCGACTATTAAAGCCGTCACGTGTGTAGCGGCGACCATTAAACTGATGTATCAAGTAAACGCTGGAAATTCCATTTTTAAGCGGTAATGTTTTTGCAAGCTCTACAGCTGCTAACAAACGTTCAGACCAGGCTTTGATCTGCTTTGCTGCGGTTTTACCCTGGCGGATAAAAATCCCTTCTTGTAATAGTTGGTTTTTTTGCACAGCGAGTACATCCCCCTGACGTGCAAGGCAAAGATAAGCCAATTCCATGGCTACTTTGACGACCGTCGGCGATACTTCATAAAGCGCATAGTATTCTTCATCGGTAACGTATCTTTCACGTTCTTCCTCTTTGAATTGCCTTACTCCCTTACATGGGTTGCCTTTCACCATGCCTCTTTCGTAAGCCCATCCGTAGACCCTGCTTAGAAACGCTTTTTCCCTGTTCGCCTGCACGGGTGCGGCCACGCCTCGTTTATCCATGTATTGCCTGATGTGCTGGGGCTTAACGCTATCTGGATCCATTTTCCCAAACACCGGGATCAGTTTGCGTGAGTATTTTTTATAATCTTTACGGGTTTCATTGCCTAATTTGTGATAATCGGCGCTGGCAAAAAAATCATCGATTAGTCCAGACAGATTCTTTTTCTCTTCGATAACTTTCAGCGCTGCCTCATACTTGGCCCAAATTAAAGATACTGGTGAATCTAGAGGACACAAGTTTATGGATCCACCCGTTGCCGGGTGGAATTCGTATTTTGATTTCCCCCGGTAGACACGCGGGGGGAGAATTGCATCAGAAGGATTTTTTCGTTTACCGGCCATTACATTGCATCAAAGTTTGGAGTATTTAACTCAGTTTTTACGTCAGGTACCATCCTCAATGCGATCGGATTGTTCACATGGTTCCAGGTGGTTCTGGGATAACCGTTGCGATCTTCTTTAAACCAGATCCCGGCTGAGGCAAGCCATGCGCATTGTTTCTTGGGTTGTTTGTACCCGGTCAGCTTACGAATTGCATCGTTAGTTAAAATGTCATCAGTCATAACCACTACTCACGATGACCAGCTGCATAATAGACATTGCAGCTGGAGAGAGTTGAATTTTAGAAATCACCCAGATCAGCCATTCGTTTTATGTTCCGGGCTCCTAGCATCGCTGTGGCAACATAACTACGGCGTCTGTTAATTACCTCTACGATCACTTTCTGTTTGCCTACCATTACTGTGTAAAACGTTTGGGTATGGCTACGTCCATGATTTCCGAATTTCTCATAATGCGATTTGAGTGCGGCGGCGCATGCTGGCCCGCCTATGCTGTCGTTCGCGCTGCGATTAATCAGTAGCACCTGAACCTTCCTGCTGAATGATGCTTTCAACACTTCGCGCAAGCTCTGTTGCCATGATCGGCAAATCATCGTACTGATTGCAGTAAGCGGGGTTAGCACACAGGCCCTGAAGAGCTGCAATCGTTAGCTGTTGCTGGTAGGAGAGGGATGTCTGCTGACTGTTTGCTTCAGGCTGCTGTTCAGGTGTCTGTTGAGGTTTTGCAGTAACAACCGGTGGATTGAGCACTACCGGTTTTGGCTGTTCAGGGCGACGGTATTCCACGATCGCATCAAGCGCGATTTTCTGACGCACGCTAATATCGTCAGACCAACTATCGAGCAGCGTCGTTGCCACATCGTGAATTTCTTCGTCAGAGAAATCAGGTGAGAGGCAATATTCAGTTGTCGCTATATCAGTCATCAATAATGGTATTACGTCGGAAACACTATGGCCGGTGCACTTCACTACGCCTTCTGCTTCTTCTTTTCCCATGATATTGGTACGCCCGGAAATCAGATCATCAATCGCCTGAGCAATTTCAGTTTCGCGGCCACTTAATGCTGGTTGTACTTCCTCTTTTTCGACTTCATTTGAGGTGTTGTTGATCAAAGTATCTACTGAGAATATACCATCGCCCAGGTTCTCTACGCGCGGCTGCTCATTGGCCTGCGGCGCTGGCTTTGCATTCTGTGTGAATGCCTCTTTAAGCTCTTTATCGAACTGCGCAGCTTTTCCCGGGCAAACTGCTGGTGGCAGAGTTTCGCTCTGTATCGAGGGTTGGGTTTTATCATCTGTCTTTTCCTCTGGGATAACGCGGGGTTTCGCTTTGCATGCAATATCTATGGTTTTCTGATCTGGCTTCGCATGATTCGATTCAACCAGTTCGCGATTGATGTACTCACGTAATTTGATCGGGTTTAGCCAGAGGTCTTCAGGCGCAGATTTGATCAACGCGATGATGGCCGCGCGGGAATAGTCCAGAATGCCAGGCGTGCCACGCAGTTGTGCCCACCATGCAGTGAACTGGGGATCCTGCGCTGCTTCTGCCATTCCTTTCGCGGCCATCATGAATCTGTTAGGGATCCAGTAAATGTCGATCTCGTCGTACATGCTCAGAATTGCAACCGCTACTTCGATACGCAGAGTGGAAAGGTTATGAACCAGATCAGGGCTACGGTCGGTCTTATTGCCGCCTCCAAGAGTGGCGCCCGAGTCTGTGTGGCTTTCTTCGGTGATGGTGGTAGCTTGTGGGCGCTTATCTACTGGCGTGTCGAGCCACTTGGCGATCTGCTTTTTAATGTCAGGCCATTGTGATGATTCTTTTGTGTTCTCGCGTACCCAGGCCAGTAATTGCTCCTGGCGTTCCGGCGCCAGCGACAGAGCACGGGGTTCTTTCGTCAGTGCTTCTGTCAGTTCACGTGTAAAGCTGCCAGCATCATCATTAACCAGGTCTACAATCTGGCCGTACTGCGCCTCAGTGATTCCAGGAACCGGGCCGAACAGTGCCAGGCAAGCTGCCCGGGATGTCTGGTCGAGCCGCGCAACGATTTTAATTTCTTCCTGAGTCTTGTTGTCCTCCCATTCTTCGTTTGCGTCAGCTTCTGGCTGTGGCGCCGCAGCTGGTTCGCCAGCGTTCACATTCCATACTGCCACGCTGTCGAAAAACTCAGGTGAGAAAACATCAAGATCAGGGCAGGGAATACCTTCGTGGTGCTCCCAGATTTTCACCTTAAAGAAATCATCAATATGTTCTGGATGTTCAGCCGCCAGCTTACCGAAAATAACAGCTTCAGCGATGGCTTTTGTGGACGCGTTTACCGCGATGGCAAGTGGTTTTAAATTAGGGTGTTTTTTTAATGCTTTATCTTTTGGGAAGTAAGCACCACCAAATACTTTTAACTCAACAGACATAATAACCTCGTTTAATATTTGAAAAATGATGTTGAATGAAATGGCTTACGGATGCCGCGTTTTACCTTTCTTAAAACGTCACGTTTTTCTCTTTTTTCATTGCATTGCTCACATAAATAAATCGTGCGCTTAAAGGGATATATATCTGTTTTCCTTTCGTGCATTTCCGATTTTTTATATTCGTGACAGCAAACAGCGCAATGACAAATGATGTCATCCATATCAATTAAGTTGTTGGCGCTTATGGTCGTAATAAGACATGCCGCAGGCGTTCTGTGCTTCTGCAAAACTCGCAGACAGCAAGCTAATATCCTTTACGGCACAAGCTGGACAATGAAACTCTCCGAGCACGTACCCACCGTCAAGCACAACGGTTACAGGGCCAGAGGTAGGCAAATGAACCACGCCTGAAATAGCACCGTTAACATTAAATGTGGCAAGGTCTTTATTTACGATTGCCAGTCTCAATTCTACGGTAGTAATAGTTTGTTTCATTTCATGATCCTTAATTTAAGGTGTGGAAATCCCTGCCGTTTAAGGCATCGATTTCTAACTGTTTGCAATTAAATATTTGTCGGATTACGGCGTCAGTTTTGACGCGTAAAAATTCAGAGTTCAGGGTTGCCTTTCTGAGCCAGCAAATAACAAAGTTGTCGAAGTTTTATTTCAAACCAGTTAAGGCGGACTGCCTGTTGCCGTGATGGTTGACGATTAAAGTCTGTCATAATGTATCCCCTATGAAGGTTTTTAACAGCCATCTACAATTTTCGATTGCCCACAACTGGAAGCACACTCCGCCAGCTAACAAACCAATCCCCATTAGTGAAAGGGTGGAATGCGCTTCCATGTTGTGGGCGGATCAGTTTCTCCTGAACCAAAAGTTAGCTGACTAACCTGAAACCACGCTTAATCAGCTTCTTTGCTTCCAATGCACTAATTAACTTTATCGTTTCTGCATCATTATTAATCAGGGCTTTGGCAACGAACTGATTCCGAGCATGGATAATCACCACCTCAGAACCTTCGTTTATTGTTGCTATGTAATATTTCATCCCCTGTCTCCAGATCACAACAAACCATCTTCTGCGAATCATCCGGTCATTCATACGCCACCGGCGGCTACTTCGTGGGCATCCTGCCTGTTCGCTCTGTTTACCCTTATCGCCGGGTAGGCGGAACGTTTACCTGTCGCACCTGTTGTGCTTCGATGAGTAGAGGATACAACATAAAGTAGACATGTCAACACTAAAAGTAGAAATTCAAGAGGTGTTTGCTACTTTGTGTGGTGAGTGAAGGCGTAAAAAAACCCGGCATGTGCCGGGTTCTTAGGGATTTTTTTACTTCTGCGGGGTGTTGGCGTACTTCAGAAAGAAATCATATAGCTGTTTATACCGCATTTCGAAAGCCAGTAGCATGTTCTTGGCTTCAGCACTTGGGAACTGCCGATAGACTCGGACCAGCCGCTTTTCGTCTTCGCTTAAATCACTGAATTCCCCATCGCTGCCAGTGTCGGATTCTGTCGCAGGGAAGCCCATAAACTCAGTTTCTGGAAGCTTAGTAGGCGCACTTTCACCTTCCCCGTAGTCAAGCCATGCCGCTTGGACATTTAGCCAGTCAGCTATCTTTTGCAGTTTCTCATCGCGTGGCTTAGCCGTGCCCAGCGTATAACGACGAGCCATTTCGTATGTGACATCGCAAGCCTGACTTAAATCCTTCACAGAACGGCGCTGTTTGCGCATTTCTTCTGTCAGCCGGTTCGCGAAATCCTGATGTTTATTCGCTTTTTCTACCATAGGTAGAAGAGTAAGACACGGCGCGTTCATAGTCATTTCTATTTTTCGTAGTTGTATTTTCTACTTTATGTAGTATATTGCAGTCATCGACTCATTCAGGAGAACACGATGACTACTTCATACAAGAACATTACGGAGAAGGCTGTGAGGTCGATTGGTTCTGTTTCGGCCGTCGCCCGTAAATTCAACTTTAAGTCCTCACAGTCAGTAGCAAACTGGATTATCCGAAACCGAGTTCCAAGTGAGCGAGTGATTAAGCTCTGTGAATTTGGCGGCTGGACTGTCACCCCGCATGAGTTACGTCCGGATTTGCATCCAACCCCTACCAGCGGAATTCCTGTTCAGGATATCCCACGTGCGCAGAGGGAGTCTGAATGATGGAAATCAAAAAACTGGCATGTGAGCTGGAGTCCTGGGCGCAGGAAAAGGGCTGGAAGACAGTTACGCAGCTGATAACCCCGCATCACTTTGGCGATCTGCTTCAGTCACTGGATGACGTTTCGGATCCGGACGAGTACGCACGCAGGCTGCACAACAACAAGCAGATTATTCAGCGTGCATTCCGTAACGATACGCCTAACTACCTGAAACAGGCGGAAGCCCTGAGCTACGCAATCCGTACCGCCATTGATAACGAACTGGCACAGAAAGACTGCATGCATTACCGGGCGGCCAGGGTTAACAAAGAGTGCATCGAAGCCACCAATGCGGTCTTCACGGGCAAACCGAAACCGGTAATCCGGCGAGAGACACTGGAAGCGATCGACGCGCTGGCGCAGCTGGTAGGCGTCAAAGTGAAGCTGGTTTCGACTTGTTCGAACGCAGCTTAGTTCAGTTGTATCGAGGTGTTCTATGAGCATGGAGCTGATGGTCCAAGCGATGAAGGTCAAGGTAGGCAACCCGCTTCGCAAGCTGGTCCTACTTAAACTGGCCGATAACGCAAGTGACCAGGGCGAGTGCTGGCCGAGCTATCAGCATATCGCTGATCAGTGTGAGATCAGCCGTCGTTCCGTCATGAATCATGTTGCCGCGCTTTGCGAGTCTGGACTGATGCGAAAAGAGACCAGATCGGGGCCGAAAGGCAATGGCAGCAATTTCTATCGATTAACCCTGACCGGTGCAAACGCCAGTTCGAGGGTAGTGAATGAGATTCACCAGGGTAGTGAAGCAAGTTCACCAGGGGCTAGTGCAGGAGATTCACCAGATGGTGCACCACATTCACCAGGGGGTAGTGAAGGAGATTCACCCAGAATCAGTCACTCTTTTGAACCAGTCAAAGAACCAGAAAATCTTTCTTGTCCGGACGCTTCGCCGTCGGACGGAAAATTGACAAAAACCGAGTTTTTGAAGCGCCACCCGGAAGCAGTGGTTTGCAGCCCTGCGAAACGTCAGTGGGGGAGCCAGGAAGATTTGACCTGTGCGCAATGGATTTGGAAGCGCGTGCTGAAACTCTACGAGGAGGCCGCAACCTTTGACGGCGAAATCGTTCGCCCGAAAGAGCCGAACTGGACCGTCTGGGCGAATGACGTGCGTCTGATGCGCACCCTTGATGGCCGTAGCCACAAGCAAATTTGTGAAATGTTCAAGCGCGTTCAGAGCGATACGTTCTGGGTTCGCCAGGTTAAATGTCCGGCCAAACTCCGCGAAAAATGGGATGACCTGATTATCCGCCTGTCGGCGCCGGGCACAGGGCATTACCAGGCTGGTGGACGGGATATCAATCAGATCCCCCGTCCCGATAACACCGTTCCGCCAGGATTCAGGGGGTAAGCATGCAAAACGCAGGTTCTATTTTCGATCGCCTTCGCCGTGTTATTCCGGCTGGCATTGAACCCAAATTTAAAAGCGCCGAAGAGTTGATGGCCTGGCAGCGTGAGGAAGGGCAAAAACGCGCTGCGGAGGTAGACAAGCTCAACCAGCAGGCGCGTGCAGAGAAAATTTTCGGGCGATCCGGGATCCAGAACCTGCACCGCAGCTGTAGCTTCGCGAATTACACCGTGAACAGCGACGAACAGCGTCATGCGCTGAGTATGGCAAAGAGCTATGCGCAGAATTTTGGCTCGGGCTTTGCCAGTTTTGTCTTCGCCGGAAAACCGGGCACCGGCAAAAACCACCTTTCAGCGGCCATCGGCAATTATCTGCTGAAGCAGGGGCGAACGGTTCTGATCGTGACGGTGCCCGATCTGACCCTGCGCGCCCGGGCCTGCTACGACGAAGGACAGTCCGAAGCCGCGCTGCTGGATGACCTCTGCAAAGTGGATTTATTGGTGCTTGATGAAGTTGGTATTCAGCGAGAGAGCCGCGGCGAGAAAGTTTTATTGAACCAGATTATCGATCGCCGTCTGGCGGCCATGCGGCCTGTGGGTGTGCTGACCAATCTGAATTACGACGCGCTGGTAGAGACTCTTGGCGCAAGGGTTATCGATCGCCTGCGCATGGACAACGGCATTTGGGTGAATTTTGACTGGGAGAGCTATCGCGGAAACGTTAGCCACCTGAGACCTGTTAAGTGAATTTTGAGGAGAAAATAATGGAATCAGTAATCGACGCATTGAAAGCAATGGGCAAAGCAACCTATCTCGATGTAGCAGCACGCCTGGATATCGAACCCGTAGAGGCTCTGAAAATGCTGCGCGAACAGAAGGAGGAAGGGTTGTGCGATTTCTACGATGGATCATGGTCGGTCGGTACTGCAAAGGAGCAGAAGCCGAAGCGCATCAGACCAAAGCAGTTATCACCGCTGGTTGAGAGAGTGCTGTCAGCAATGCAGGGGCAGGGGGCCATGAGCTCCATTCAGGTCGCTGAGAAGCTGGGTAAAAGCCCGCGAGCCCTGAATGCATCGCTGGGTGCAATGTGCAAAGACGGTCTGGTTATGCGCCATGTGGACGGGAAAAATATCACCTGGAGCCTGGCGGGTGAATCGAAAATTAAACCAGAGCAGCCGGATGCCGCTGCACTCGACGTCAAGTTAGCATCAGCGCCGGACAACAAATCCCTGGATGAAATTATTGGGGACATCCCGGCGTTCGTTAGTCGTCCTGATGACCTGATTATTCCGTCGTCCCGTTATATCTCGAACGAGATCCGCCGCACAAAAGCGAAGCTGTCGAACCTTCAACGACTTCAGGCTGCCGTTCGCGAGTTGCGTCGCCACAAACATCTTCTGGAAGGTATGAGCCATGAGTAATTTGCCTGTCTGTCCGCGATGCGGGATGGCGCCATCTATAAAAATTCGTAGCAGGGGAATTAACTGGGGATCAGCAGAAATCCGTTGCTCGAACGGATGCACAGGGCACCGTGCGGGATTTTCCTTCCCGCCTGGTGGTGAGGCTGCTGCCCGTCAGGTTCTTGAAAAAAAATGGAAAGAGTTGGTGGAGGGAAAATGAGCAATTTGTTATTTCTCAAATGCATCAAAGACACTGAAGGCTGGTGGACTGAGGGCGAAATGTACCCAGCCCGTGTTGTTGCCGGAGGTTTTGTTCTGATCGGGGATGATGATGAACTGGACGGAGAGGAATGGAGCGCCGCGCCGATAGAATACCGTGAAGATGGGTCAGTGCTTTATCAGGTCGGCGGAGTTGATGGTGATGTTTTGTTTGAGGAGTCGGCACAATGAGCACTACCCTAAAAGCTTGGCTAAAGCAGACCATAGCAGAGCTTGAAGAAGATCGCGATGCGACGCCCGGCGCTGTAAACGAAGATGCCGCTATGGCGCTTGAGGCGATGAAACGGGCTCTGGCGTCTCTGATGGCTGATCCTGTAGCGTGGACTGATGAGCAAGAATTGCGTGATGTTGAGAAATACGGCTGCGGCTACCTGTTTACAGCAAACCCTATTACGCCGAACGCAGACCCGCATCGTGTTATCAAACTATACACCGCCTCGCCAGCGCCGATGTTACCAGAGGAAATGCCAAAAGGCCTGGCAGGTCAGATTGTCAGCCTGCTGGCGCATAACATTGGCGATAAATTATTGGCACAGAAAATCTGGAACGCCTGCCGCGCCGCCATGCTTCAGGGGGCCGAAAATGCCAAGTTGCCCTCCACCATCCAGCCCGCGCCAGAACTGGATTATTCACCAAAAAACGCCGAGTCGTCCACCGGCATAAATCAGGGTAAATCCGAACCTGTAACGACGGCTAACAAGTTGCCGGAAGAAACCAGTTCATCTTTGCAATTGCGCAATTTAATCCGTCAGCGCCATGCTGAATGGTCACAGGCCACGTTCGGTGATGTTGGTCCTGTCGGCTCGCTCAAGCATCTGTCGAAAGAGGCACTCGAAGCAGCAGAGGAACCTGATGATCTCAGTGAGTGGGCTGACATGCAGTTCTTGTTATGGGATGCACAGCGCCGCGCCGGTATCAGCGATGGTGAAATTACAGCAGCGATGGAAGAAAAGCTGAAGGTTAATATGGCGCGCCAGTGGCCAGAGCCGAAAGACGGCGAGCCGCGACTGCATATCAAAGCAGCGCCGCAGCATGAGGTGAAAAAGTGTACCTGATGGAGCTGATATCAGGCGCAGTCTGGCTGGTGGTTTTTATCGTGCTGATGGTGCTGGTTTGGAGAAGAATTGATTATTGATTAATCACTTACCCGCTTCGGCGGGTTTTTTACGCCCAAATTCTTGACCCTCTTTTTTTTGGTGTTACTGTATAAATATACAGTGGCTTTACAGGGGTGGTTATCATGGGTTTTCCATCACCAGCAAAAGACTATGCAGAATCAACGCTCACCGTCGGCAGACTTTGCGGCTACGACGGTAATTGCCGGACTATCGAAACTTCAGCCGGATACGCAATTATAAATGTTGCCAAAAGACCGAAGGCGGGTGACACGGTTTTGATCTCTTTCTGCGGAAGTTGGGACTTCGCTTCTGTTCAGGGAAAAGCACTCATCACACAGGATGGGGAGGCCATCGAAGGCGATTCACTGGATGACGCGAATGTGCTTGGGGTAGTGACGTTCTTCCTGAACCGTGTAGCCGATAATGACCTCTTGCCGGTGATATGAGCTCCATTAATCCTGTGCATTAGAGCCGATCGGTTAGACAGGTCAATTACGGTTAATTGATCTTTCTAACCTATTAGACCTTCAGTAGGGGTACTGCTTAAGTTACGTTCAGCGCGCAGGGGAAAAAGGGCCGACCCCGATCTGTCGGGGATGACTGAAATGAATAGGATTTTTCGTTATGAATGAGCAAGAATTAATCGCTGCCGTTCGCCCTGCTGGACGTTATGAGGTAGTGAGCCAGGAGGATGGCTCCTTTATTGTGATCCCGGTGCCTGCTGAAGCAATACTCATTACCCGAGAAGCACTGCGACAATGCCTTGAGCGCTTCCGCAACCCTGACAACTGATTTATAATAATCAAGCTGGCCTGAACAACCAGCACCTGTCGCACCATCACCGGAGAATAGTGATGGCGCAAAGAAATACCCCGATTTACCTGGACCGTCCATTCCTGCGCGGTTTTTCTGCTTATGCTGGTGGTCCGGCATGAAAAAAGCAGCCCGCATCCATCTTGCGCGTGTGGCCGAGCTCGGCTGCATCGTTTGTAAAAATCTAAACCTCGGCGAAACGCCTGCGGAAATCCACCATATCCGGACAGGGCAGGGCACAAGCCAACGTGCTGATCATCGGAAATCAATTCCCCTTTGCCATACACACCATCGCAATGGCGGTTACGGTGTGGCGATTCATGCTGGCCGCCGTGCCTGGGAAATGAAGTACGGCACTGAAGCTGAGCTTCTGGTGCAGGTGCTCTATCTGTTGGGCGAGGAAGCCCATGCCTAAATACATCATCACCCCTGTTGGAAAACCCCGCATGACACGCCGTGATAAATGGAAACAGCGGCCGTCAGTGATGCGATATCGCATGTTTTGTGACGAGGCCCGCCTGCATGACATTCAGGTGCCGGAGAACGGTGCCCATATCACTTTTGTTTTACCGATGCCTAAGAGCTGGAGCAAGAAAAAACGCGCAGCTATGGACGGGCAGCCGCACCAGGTAAAGCCAGATCTGGACAATCTCACAAAATCGCTTCTGGACGCACTGTTCGAGGATGACTCCCATATTTGGGACACCCATACATCAAAAGTATGGGGTGAAACCGGCATGATAATTATCGAGGATATGAAATGACGCCACGCCAGAAACGCCAGTATTTAGAAGGGCTGGGTAAAACCGCAATGGCACCACGCAAGAGCTGGCTGGGGAAAAGCATTTTGCTTACAGATGTTCAGTCGGGGTGGATTAAATCTCTCCTTACGGTCTGGGGCGAAAATGTTCGCGGAGGCACAGCCCCGGCAAAACCTTGCGGGCATTCGTGCTGGAATGTCCTTAGGGGAAAGAACTGGTCTGATAAAGCGCTCGAGCGTTTTACCGCAGCGTTGAACCAGGCAAGGGAAGAAGGGTTCCGTGGTGAGCAGGCGTTGAGACGTGCTCGTTCGATCCTGTGGCCCGAACCGCCTGTCAGTGTAATTGCCGAGGCGATGAACAGCGATGACGCCGAGTTTGTGGAAGGAGCTGTGCTTCAGGCGTTCGATATGAAGGATCCGGTTTACATTGTAGGGAACCAGTATTACACCACCCGAAAAAAAATCTCTGATATAACCAGAGATCTTCAGAATCTCGCGCCATGGCTGACTGAATCAGAGGCCAGAAAGCGGGTGCGCTGGTGCCTGGAAATATTCAGGGCAAAGGTTTTTTTGTCAGCGCGGAATTCCCTGAAAGAAAATTCATGATAATCGTGATTTGGCAAAAAGTGCTATTGGTGCAATGAAGTATTGAAAATGGGCCAGAAAATCAGATAATCACTTCATGCTTGGCAGAGCTGCGCCACGATGGCAGCGATGTAAAGCGACAATTTGAAAAAACTTGAAACCCCGCCTGTCGGGGTTTTTTGTTATCCGGCGATACGACAGGGGTATTCGCGAAGGTGCATTGCACCAGTACCCCTGTCATATCGCCGTTTCTATACATATCTTTTTCAACTCAGGTACACCCTCCGCAAGTAGGATAGGGTAAACTAAGCATTCGTCGCGTTTCGCTTGTTGAGGTGTTTATGCTTTCATTGGAAGAGATTGGCCAATCAGTTAGAAATAATATCCAGCTTATTTTGGATAATATTCAGCTTCCATTGGCTGTCGGCCCAATCAGCGATGATGACTATAGAATACTTTGTGGTGGTTTTGGTCAGTTAGAGTGGGATTATGCGCTCGCTACCCATGGAAACGATCCAAGCAAATTTGAGCTATGCATCAAGTTCGTAGCGCATGGTGCAGTGCAGGGCGTACCCGATGGCGCTGCTTTATGCGTTTTCGACACCGAAAGCCACACATTCAACATTCATATGATTGAGCGCTTCACTCGTGATGATGAAGAGCATCCACTTAAAGGACGCATGGTTCTGATCACGCTCATGAGTGCGTATATGTTCTGCAAAGCAGTTGAATGTGAAGAAATCCGCATTATTGAACCAGTGCCGGAGCTGCTTGGTTACTATTCTTCGTTTGGCTTCGTTCTGGATAAGAGTGGGTATGTTATGGTCTGTGAAACAACGACAATCGAAGCTGTTTTCCTCAAATTCGCACAATTAGGCTAGACGGGATCCCGTTACACATTGTAGGATTACCTTCCAAATTTACCTTTCAGGTAAACATAATCATCAAGCTATCTTGGCAGATGCTTTGATGATACCAATCGGTGAGAACGATTGGTAAAGGGTAGCCACGGTGCTACCTTTATTATGAAAGAAGAGGCACATTAGTCTCAGAGGTAATCATGAAAACTCAAAAAGTGACCAAGCCACAAGTGAAATTCGACACAATGAAAGCATTCGCAGGTATGGGTGCTGCTGTTGAAGTGCTAATGAAGGCTGCTCCTAACGCGTTTACTGACGCCACTGTTTCCGGTAAGGAAAAGCAGGGTAAGCCGCGCCATCGCAAAGCAGCATGAACATAGCTGGTGCTTTTTGAAAACCCGCCTGGAGCGGGTTTTTTTCTGCCTGCAATTCTTCGCGCCACGTTTGGCCCAATTCAACCACAGAGTCTTTCAGGGAAGAGCCATAGGGAACCATCGGTGTGTCTGTCACTGTGGGCTGATCATTCCTGATGGCCTTTCACAGAGTGAATTTTTTCATCGGTGCTATAGTTAATCTGGCATTCGATAATGCTCTCGATACTGATAACACTTGGTGGGGATACACCTACATCGCAGAGAAAACTGCATGACCCATGACCAGCTGCTCATTGCTGGTCTTTTTTTTCCGCCATTAGCTCAACTGGAAAGAGCACGGAGCTTCTACCTCTGTGGTTCGGGGTTCGAATCCTCGATGGCGGACCAGAGATTTACTTCACTAATGATTTAGTATTTTTAACGCCAACACTCTCACCGCTGCCATATAATCAAATCCTCACAAGGAGGAGACGGCAATGAAAGAAGGTTTCTACTGGATACAGCACAACGGCGTAGTGCAGGTAGCTTACTACACCGACGGTATCACTGAGGATCTTGAAACGGGCCAGACAATAACTGGTGTCTGGCATCTGACACGAGGTGATGATATTTGCCATAACGGTGAGGCTGAAGTGATTGAAGGCCCACTGTCTGTGCCACTGAAATGAATATATTCATCTGATTACTTGGCAGATTCTTTGTACTGCACATATGCTATTTAAGCATCCTGCGGAATGGATGTGTTCTGAAAGCATTTTGGTGGTGAATCCCCCTATGCGGAGGGGCGTTCCAGCAGTTACCTGAAAAGGAAACCTCTCAGACGCGGGAATGTTTGCTGGAGTAATTCTCACCGGGAGGCACCCGGCACCACTCTCTCAGCTATTGCCAACTTAGCAACTATGCCTGCTGCCGAGCAGGCTTTTTTTGTCGATACAGATAAACTATTGACCGCGTGAATATATCCTGAGTAAGTTATGCATGTGGTGAATCCCATCTAAGCGGTGGGGCGTCTGGTTAACTGCTATTTGCAGGTATGCGCGCGACTTTGATAACCAGAGATAAGTCACCGGGAGGCACCCGGCGCCACAGATTTTTCAAACTTTCGTCCCATTGGAAGGGTATAGAGTGTTCAAGTTTAATTCATCCTTACTTGCGATTTTTCTGCTGTCAGGTTGTAGTTCTGATCTGGTTTTAAGCCCACCTAAACAACCTGATTACAAACCAATGCCTGACATCACCCAGTCTGTGACGCCGACGCAACAGCGTGCGATCATGGCTGGAGAGAGGCCTGATTGGTCAGAAAGAACACCAGTAAGCGCTGCGAAGCGATATTAATAAACGCTTATCTAATAAGGCTGCCATTGGGTGGCCTTTTTTTATTTCCCCTCAAATTTACTGAGAGGATTCACAGCAATATGAGGGGGACCGATGTCCGATCCATTTTCCGGCACGGGGCTGGCCGGTTTAGCTTTGACTGGAGCCAGTGTTTACGGTCTATTGACCGGAACTGATTACGGTGTCGTTTTTGGTGCATTTGCTGGCGCCGTATTCTACATAGCGACAGCGGCTGACCTGAGTGTGTTACGTCGCCTGGCATACTTCTTCGTGTCGTATATCGTCGGCATTCTTTGTTCGGGGCTGTTGGGTTCAAAACTCACGTCCTGGACGGGGTACACCGATAAGCCTCTGGATGCTATCGGTGCCGTAATCGCTTCTGCGTTAGCCGTTCAAATCCTTACGTTCCTGAACAAGCAGGACATCGGCTCGCTGGTGGCGCTGATAACGCGCCGGGGAGGTTCAGGTGGTACTAAATGACCCAACAGCAACTATCAACGCGCTGCTCTGCGCCGGAGTTGTGATTACTCTGATGTTTTATCGCCGTGGTGATTCGCGGCATCGGCCATGGATTTCGCGTTTAGCCTGGCTGATTACCGTCACTTACAGCGCTGTACCGCTGGCGTATCTGTGCGGGATTTACCCGCATTCATCATGGGCCACCATTGCGGCCAATATCATATTTCTTTCAGTGCTGGTGGCCGTCAAAGGCAACGTTGCACGTCTGGTTGATCATCTGAGGCACTAATGGACAAAGCACAATTTCAGAAGGCGGCTGGTATCAGCGCCGGGTTAGCTGCGCGCTGGTTTCCGCATATCGACGCCGCTATGAAGGAATACGGTATAACCGCACCGCTTGATCAGGCGATGTTTATTGCCCAGATGGGGCATGAAAGCACCAGATTTACCCGGCTGGTGGAGAGCCTGAATTACGCGGTTGAAAACCTGGTACCGACGTTCGGTAGCCACCGCATCACGCAACAGCAGGCCGCCGCACTTGGCAGAACGGCAACGCAAACGGCAAACCAGAAAGCGATCGCCAATCTGGTATACGGTGGTGAGTGGGGAAAAGAACACCTTGGCAATCAGGTTGCCGGTGATGGCTGGAAATATCGCGGTCGCGGGCTGAAACAGGTTACCGGCCTGAGCAACTATCGCAGTTGTGGCCACGCGTTGAGACTAGACCTTGTTACCCACCCGGAGCTGCTTGAACAGGATGAATATGCTGCGCGTTCAGCTGCATGGTTCTATGCCTCCCGCGGTTGCCTGCTTCATTCCGGCGATGTTGAGCGCGTTACGCTGCTTATCAACGGTGGACGTAATGGTATGGATAAACGCCGCGCGCTGTTTAACCTGGCGAAATCCGTTCTGGTGTGAGGTGAATGTGGGTATCGAAACGATAATAGGGCTGGCCGCATTGGTGATTTCCGCTATCGTCGGCGCTTTTGGCCTGGGCCATATTCGCGGCTCCAGCAAAGCGGAAGCGAAAGCCGACCAGCAGCGCACCGAAGATAACGCAGCGGCAACGGCCACGGTAGCAGAACGCCGGGTAGAAGCAACGAAAGAGGCCAGCAATGTACAGCAGAATGTTAACCATATGCCTGGCGACGATGTTGATCGCGAGCTGCGGGACAACTGGACCCGTAAGGGTTGAGGTAGTGGATACCGCTTGCGATTGGATTAAACCCATTTACGGCACAGCGCACGACTGGGATGTGCTAGACCGCCAGACGAAGCGCGACATCCTGGCGCATAACAAAGCGTGGCAGGCGAACTGCCAAGGAAAAAGTACCCTTCCGAACCGAAATCCAAAAGTTGGGAAGGGCGGCTAAATAAGCCATCCTTACAAGGAGGCTTTGACTGTAGTTCATTGTTCAACAAACAGGGTTGAATATTAAAATTAATATTCAAATTCGTTATATTTGGATTTTAACTTATAGAACAGTATTAATTATTGCTTCAGAGCTGATGCTGACTGCTAGTCACGACAAAGCCTGGCTGCTGGTGGGCTTGATAATGATTATCTTTAGACGGACTCCTTTGGCGATGGAACTATGCAATTAGATTATTTTTTTATATTATCTGGTTGTTAACCCACGGAAAGTTCAAGGAGGTCTTTTTGACCCAGTTTTTGGACTTCCCCTTAAGCAACCGTTGATCGTGACATCAGGGTTCCTGAGCCAGGGGTAACAGAAATCGAAAGGCTAATGAGAAGGGAGAATTTCCGGGATGGGCGACCATCTTGAGAGTTTTACCACCCGCGTCTGGGACGTTGGAGTCTCCCGCCTTACAGGTCACGCTGTTTGGTTAATGCATGAAAAGCCAAGGGGCTCAGGTGACGTTGGATTGTTCGGCCCCATGCCGGTTTAGGACTGGTCGGGATACCTGAACAAGCTAATAATTCGCGTTAACTTGGTCTGCCTTTCACCTTTACAAACCGCCGCATGGCGGTTTTTTAATGTCAATTGCTATTTAAATCGCCTAAACGGGATATAGACATTGCAGCAGGCATTTATTGAATGCCTGTGATAGTGCTAGATTAAACACTTACTCGTGAAGGGGATTTTATGAAAATCAATCATGAATATCTGAAAGGTCTTTTGGAGGCTTTTGAAGCATCTGGTGAGCCACAAACAAATATCAGAAAACTTCAGGAAGCAGGTTTTGACTACAGGACGGAGGAATTTTTATTCCATATGCGCTTGTTAGACGACCGCAATCTAATAGCCAGAACAGATGGGAAATATGGATTCGGTTATTTCGAAGGTTCTGATGATGGTGGTTCGTGGGGGGTGTTACCGTTACGCCTGACAGCAAATGGGCATGATTTCCTGGAAGCTCTAAGAAACAAAGAAGTGTGGAATACAGTTAAAAATGGCTTCAAAGATGCCAGCATCGGAACATTAGTAGATGTCTCAAAGCGATTGTTTGATGGTTTCGTTCAGAAAAAAATAGACAATATCCTTAATTCTTAAAAAGCACTTCATCATCTTTATTGCAGCCTCGCTCATGCGGGGCTTTTTTATGCACTCAAACGACAATATCTCTCATTTGGCAAAGGTACTCCTGGCGATTATGAACACCGAGGGGGCGAGGACACGCGGGAAACGGCTAGTTTTTTGCATTTTATGGGTTTCATCATCATCTGTTTAACCTCTTGATATTTCAGTCCTGATCATTAGCAGGATGTCGAAATGACTATTTTTTGTTCACCATCATGGATAACGAACTCAAAAATTTCCGGCTGAATATCACGCAGCTGGCAGCCATTACCGATCTGCACCGCCAGACGGTCGCGAGCAAGCTTGCAAATGTTCAGCCAGCACCGGGCAGCAATCCGAAACTTAAGCTTTATGCCATCACCGATATCCTCAGGGAGTTGCTGACGAGTACCACACCGTCGGAGCTGGTGGACGTTGACAAAATGCTTCCCCCCGATCGTAAAGCCTGGTTTCAGTCTGAGCGTGAAAGGCTCAAGTTTCAGCAGGAAACAGGGGAGCTGATCCCGGCGTCAGAAGTCACCAGAGAATTTTCCTCCATGGCAAAAGCAATGGTTCAGGTGCTGGAGACGTTACCCGACATTCTTGAACGAGACTGCGCCATGACCCCTTCCGCAGTTGTCAGGGTGCAGCAGGTTATTGACGATCTGCGCGACCAGATAGCTCTCAAAGTTGAGCAGGCCGACTCACCAGAACAGGAGGATATGCCAGAAGAGGAGTAAATCATGCGACAGGCCACGGCAGCGGAAGTCAGGCGTAACGCTTCCGCCATTCTCAAAGCCCCGCGCCGTATGCCTGTGGCTGAGGCGGTTCAAAAATTTATGCGCGTACCTATGGGAGCCGGTAACTCGGTACCGTGGGACCCTGCTGTCGCTCCCTATGTGATAGAGCCGATGAACTGCCTCGCGATGCGTGAATACGATGCGGTGGTGTTTGTTGGACCGGCACGAACGGGGAAAACGATCGGCCTGGTGGATGGCTGGGTTGTATACAACATTGTCTGTGACCCGTCCGATATGCTCGTCGTTCAGATGACCGAAGAGAAAGCGCGTGAGCACTCTAAAAAACGTCTGGCGAGAACGTTTCGTGTCAGTCCTGAAGTGGCGAAACGCCTGAGCCCGTTGCGAAACGACAACAACGTGCATGATCGTACATTTCTGGCGGGCAACTATCTCAAGATTGGCTGGCCTTCCATCAACATCATGTCCTCGTCAGATTTCAAATGTGTAGCGCTCACCGATTATGACCGCTTCCCTGAGGACATCGACGGCGAGGGTGACGGTTTTACCCTGGCTTCCAAGCGTACCACCACCTTTATGTCCGCCGGGATGACTCTGGTGGAGTGTTCGCCAGGCCGGGACATTCGCGACAGCAAATGGCGCCGGAAGTCTCCCCATGAAGCACCACCAACGACAGGCGCGCTTTCTCTGTACAACCGTGGGGATCGCCGTCGCTGGTACTGGCCGTGCCCGCATTGTGGTGAATATTTTCAGCCTGCGATGGAGGCGATGACCGGATACCGCGATGAACCTGATCCGGTAAAAGCCAGTGAGTCGGCTCATCTGCTTTGTCCGCATTGCAGCACCATTATCACCGCAGATAAAAAGCGCGAGCTTAACGGGGTGGGTGTCTGGTTGCGTGAAGGTCAGAGTATTGACCGGGACGGCAAGATTTCCGGTGAGCCGCGACGCTCGCGCATAGCGTCGTTCTGGATGGAGGGGCCCGCAGCCGCGTACCAGACCTGGGCGCAGCTGGTGTACAAACTGCTTACGGCTGAGCAGGAGTATGAGGCTACCGGCAGCGAAGAAACCCTCAAGGCGGTTATCAACACCGACTGGGGGCTGCCGTACCTGCCGCGCTCGGCCAGCGAACAGCGACGCGCCGATGTGCTGATGCAGCGTGCGGAGGATTACGGTAAACGCCTGGTACCGCCGAAGGTGCGTTTCCTGCTGGCAGCCGTCGACGTTCAGGGCGGGAAAAAGCGCCGTTTCGTCGTGCAGATAATTGGTTATGGCGAAAACGGTGAACGCTGGCTTGTGGATCGCTACAACATTCGCCAGTCCCTGCGCTGCAATGAACATGGCGAGGCGGAGCCAGTCCACCCCGGCGCGTATCCGGAGGACTGGCTGCTGCTTGTATCCGATGTGCTGGAAAAAACTTACGCACTTCAGTCTGATCCGACGCGGCGTATGCCGGTGCTGGCCATGGCCGTCGACAGCGGCGGTGAGGAAGGGGTGACAGATAATGCCTATAAATTCTGGCGCCAGTGTCGCCGGGATGGTCTGGGTAAGCGTGTCTATCTGATCAAGGGCGACAGCACAAAACGCCAGAAAATTATTACCAAAACTCACCCGAATAATACCGAACGCAGCGACCGTCGCGCTGATGCGCGTGGCGAGGTGCCGGTGTATCTGCTGCAAACCGACCTGCTCAAAGATCAGCTCAGCAATAACCTTGATCGTGAGACTCCCGGAGCAGGCTATATCCATTTTCCCGACTGGCTGGGGGAATGGTTCTATGAGGAACTGACCTACGAAGAGCGCGGCGTGGATGGCAAATGGCGTAAGCCAGGCAAGGGCGCCAACGAAGCCTTTGACCTGTTCTGCTATGCCCACGCCGTCGCGGTTCTGCGCGGCTACGAAAAAATTCGCGACTGGGAAAAACCTCCTGCATGGGCTGAGCCGCAGGATCACAACCCAAATATTCATGAAGGGGAACGCCCCAGGGAGATTACCGTGAAAAAAAACAAAACCGTTCAGCCACAAGTCAGGGCTGAGCCTGAGAAAGAAAACACGCTTTCCGGCAGCTGGCTGGGATCTTCCGGTAGGGGAGGAGGCTGGCTGTGAAGAAAGACGACATCTGGAGAACGCTGGTGATGGTACGCCAGGCCTACCAGGACTCGCTGGACGGCAAGAGTATCTCTTTCACCGGCGTAAACGGTCGCGCCATTACCAACCACGATCCGAAGGCGCTGCGCGATGAGCTCGAATACTGGGAGCGTCGCTGGCGCGCGGTCAACAGCCGTGGTGGTTCGTACAAACTCGCTAACTTTCTGTAAGGCGTTCTATGGGCATTCTTGAAAGAACACTGAGGGCAATTTCCCCCGGGTGGGCCGCGGCACGCGAGCGGGATCGTCTCCGGCTTAATGCGTATGAAGCGGCAAATCCGTCACGGCTGCACAAGGCGAAAAAGCAAAGCCAGTCGGCGGACACCTCTGTGTTTGCAGCAGGTCAGTCCCTGCGGGAACAGGCCCGGTGGCTTGATGAAAACCATGATCTGGTGATCGGCCTGTTCGACAAAATGGAAGACCGGGTGATTGGTGCCAACGGGATCCATGTTGAGCCTCAGCCCCTCGATCTGGAGGGGAATCTTCATTCCGATTTCGCCGGGAAACTTTCGGCGCTCTGGGCTGAATGGTCCGTGCGTCCTGAGGTGACTGGCATGTTCACCCGCCCGGAAGCCGAACGCCTGCTGCTGCGTTCAGCACTGCGTGACGGGGAAGTGTTCACGCAACTGGTCAGGGGGAATGTGCCGGGTCTGCAACATTCCACCTCCGTACCGTTCTCGCTGGAAATGCTGGAGGCGGATTTTGTTCCGTTCAACCTTAACAGCACCGCCGGCCAGCAGGTTCGCCAGGGCATCATTGTGAACGACTGGGGACGTCCCGTCGGCTACCGCGTTTACAAGTACCACCCGGCAAATATGACGCGGTTCAGCGCTGAACTTAAAACCGTCTCAGCTGAAAACATGCTTCACCTTGCGCAGCGCAAGCGTCTGCACCAGTTGCGCGGTATCAGCCTGATCCACGGAGTCATTACCCGTCTTTCTGACATCAAGGATTATGAAGAGAGTGAACGCGTCGCCGCCCGTATTGCCGCCGCGCTGGGGTTCTATATCAAGCGCGGTGATGCGCAGTCTCTTGGTGATGACGGGGAGTTTTCACCTCCTGGCGGCCAGCGTCATTACGATATCGCCCCGGGCATGATTTACGACGATCTGCGCCCGGGTGAAGACCTGGGCATGGTGGAATCAAATCGCCCGAATGTTCACCTCTATGAATTCCGAAACGGACAGATGCGGGCCGTGGCCGCAGGCACGCGCGGCAGCTATTCCAGCATTGCCCGGGACTATAACGGCACCTACAGCTCCCAGCGTCAGGAGCTGGTGGAGAGCTTCGAAGGGTACAACGTCCTGCAACAGTGGTTTGTCGGCCAGCACAGCCGGCCCGTTTACCGCGCATGGCTGGCGATGGCGTTGCTGAGCGGCGTTGAAGTTCCGCCGGATGTGGATCCGAATTCTCTATATAACGCGCTTTATCTTGGCCCGGTGATGCCGTGGATTGATCCGGGTAAAGAGGCTAATGCCTGGAAAGCCATTGTTCGTGGCGGTGCTGGTACCGAAGCGGAATGGGCACGGGCGCGGGGTAAAAACCCGCAGGAGGTTAAACGCCAGCGACTGCGTGAAACCGAGTTTAACCGTCAACACGGGCTGGTGTTTGATTCTGACGCCGCCAACGACAAAGGAGCGATGCCAGATGCAACGGCAAAACCAAAAGACGATCGGCGCGAGCCGGACGATGATGATTAACCCCCGCGCCAGCCTGGCGGGTGTCGATGCGGCAAACGGTCAGTGCTGGTACGAAATCCGCGCGCTGTCTGCCGGGCGCGTCGAAATCTTCCTCTATGACGTGATCGGCGGCTGGGGCATCACGGCCCAGCAGTTCGTCGCGGACTGTAAAGAAGCCGGAGTGTTTGACGCCAGCGCGGTGGATTTGCATATCCACAGCCCCGGCGGCGATGTCATGCAGGGATTTGCCATTTACAACACCCTGTCGCGGCTGAAAGCGAAAGTGGATATCTGGGTAGACGGGGTAGCGGCCAGCATGGCCTCGATGATTGTCTGCCTGCCCGGCGCCACGGTGCACATGCCGGAAAACGCCTGGATCATGGTCCACAAACCGTGGGGCGGGATCGCCGGGGATTCTGATGACATGCGCGATTATGCCGCATGGCTTGATCGTAACGAAGCCCTGATGCTCAGCGCCTATATAAATAAAACCGGACTGGGGCAGGAGGAACTGGAAGCGATGCTGAAAGCGGAGACCTGGCTTAACGGGGCCGAGGCAGTGGAGAAAGGTTTCGCTGACACGCTTGAACCTGAACTACAGGCTGCGGCCTGTGTGAATGAAAATAAACTGAAGGATTACCAGAACATGCCAGAACAGATTAAATCTCTTTTTGCGCCGCGCGCCGAAGCTCCGGTGAATCAGCCACAGCAGCCTGCTCCGGTACAGCAGCCTGCGCCGGTACAGGCGAACCTGAACCCGCCAGCGCCACAACAGCCCGCGCAGCAGATGACTAATATCGATATCACTGCGCTGGCCCAGCAGCTGCAACAGCAGATGCAGACGGCAAACGCGGAACGCGTGAACACGGTTTCCGCTGTTTTTGAGGCGTTCCCGACCTTCGCGACGCTGAAGGCGGAGTGTCTGGCCGACTTCTCCTGCACGGCGGAAAAAGCCCGTGACAGGCTCCTCCAGGCGCTGGCGGCAGGGACTACGCCGAGTGCCGGTCCTGGCGCTATTCATCTTTACGCCGGAAACGGCAATCTGGTCGGTGATTCCATTCGCGCTGCGGTAATGAGCCGCGCGGGCTATGCGCAGGCCGAGAAGGATAACGCCTACAACGGCTATACCCTGCGTGAGCTGGCGCGAGCTTCCCTTGTGGATCGCGGGATTGGTATCTCCGGCTACGGTTCTCCACTGGCAATGGTGGGGCTGGCATTCACTCACAGCAGCAGCGATTTTGGCAATATCCTGATGGATGTGGCGCATAAAGCCGCGCTGCTGGGCTGGGATGAAGCCAGCGAAACCTTTGACCAGTGGACCCGTAAGGGCACGCTGACTGACTTCAAAACCGCGCATCGTGCTGGTCTGGAATCTTTCCCGACCCTTCGCAAGGTCCGTGCCGGAGCGGAATATAAGTATGTCACCATGAAAGATCGTGGTGAACCCATTGCGCTGGCGACTTACGGCGAACTGTTTAGTATCGATCGGCAGACCATCATCAACGATGACATGGATACGCTGACCCGTATCCCATATGCCATGGGTGGTGCGGCACGTGCGACCGTGGGCGATCTGGTGTGGGCAGTTCTGACCAGCAATCCGAAAATGTCTGATGGCAAACCGTTGTTCCATGCTGACCATGGCAACCTGATAGCGGCTGACCTGAGCATTGAAGGACTGGATGATGGACGTAAGGCGATGTTGTTGCAGAAATCTGGCGATCGTCATCTCAATATCCGTCCGGCTTTTGCGTTGACGCCGGTAGCTATTGAGTCCCGTGCTAATCAGCTTATCAAATCCGCCAGTGTGCCGGGGGCAGATGCCAATAGTGGTATTGAGAACCCGATCCGGAACTTTGCCACAGTACTTTCAGAAGCACGACTGGATGACAGCAGCCCGACTGATTATTACCTGGCGGCTGCAAAAGGACGCGACACCATTGAAGTGGCGTACCTGGATGGTATTGATACGCCGTATCTGGAGCAGCAGCAGGGCTTCACTGTTGACGGCGCCGCATTCAAGGTGCGCATTGATGCGGGTGTGGCCCCGCTTGACTGGCGTGGTCTGGTTAAAGTCACCAAGAAATAACGACCGCCTTCTGGCGGTTTTTTTATCCCTGAAGGCGGCGCGGGCCGCCTTATCCTCTTATGGAGAAAAGACATGGCGAATAACTATCAGCAGGACGGCAACACTCTTGATTTTCAGAATACCGGTGCGACCAATATTCACTCAGGCGATGCCGTGCTTTCTGGGGCACTGGTGGGCGTCGCTCACGATGACATCCCGGCAGGGCAGTGGGGCGTGCTGCATACCACGGGGGTGTTCGTCCTGCCAAAGGCAGCGGAAGCGGTCACTGTCGGTCAGAAGCTCTATCTGGCCGACGGTAAACTGACTGCGGAAGCGGGTGAGGAGGCGGCTCCGAATCCTCTGGCGGGCACGGCCTGGGCTGAGGCGGCGGCGGATGCGGATTCTGTTCCGGTCCGGCTTGGTTACTGATGAACCGCTTTCGACAACGCCTGTTAAAAGCGGATGCCCGGATATCCCGGGCATTTGCCGAAGAGGTGCCTGCTGTCCTGTCTGTCGGCGCTGAGTTGCGTCCTGTTACTGTGATTTTCGAGACACCTGATGCCCCGGTTGACGTGCCCGGCGGGGGGCAAATTCAGGATCGCTCTCCGGCCTTCAGCGCGATGACCGCTGATATCGTGGGGCTTGAGAAGCACCACGGCGTGGAGATCAACGGCATGGCCTATCGTGTGACGCACATTGGTGCTGATGAAGAAGGCCGCACCCGCGTCACGCTGGCGTATGGCGCACCGGGTAAGGTGCAGCCGGACATCAATAAGTGGAGCTGATATGGCGCGTGAGTCCAGACTGCGGCGGGATTTGCCCGTCGATATCGATGTGGATGCCATCTGGCGGATAGCGGAGCACATCGGTGCCACCCATAAACAGTTTCGGGCAGCGTATTCCCGTGCGCTGAAGCGTACCGCCGCTACCTTACGTAAAAAAGCGATGGCTGACCTGAAAGACGGGCTGGCGCCGCGCAGCCTGGATCTGGTGCGCCGGCGTCTGCTTTCCTTTCGTCTTGAGCGCGCTTCTCAGTCACAACTGGATAATTTTCGTCTCTGGTTTGGTCTCAATGCCATCAAGGTAAAAGACCTGAAAGGCAGGATTAACGGGCGGGTCAGGCCTCACCATACCCGGCGGGATAAATCCACCGGGTGGTATATAAAGGCGCGGCGCCAGGCAGAAAACGCCGGATTCACCCCAAAGGGCAGCCTGCTATCCCCGCGCACATTTGAAAACGGGGAAGTGGCGCGCTCCCGCCGTGAAAACCGCCGGACGGTGGTTATTCGCGATCCGGATACCCGTCGTACCCGCGAAGCGGAAGTCGATATTTATGAGCCGATGCTGAACTACATCGAGGATAATGCCTTTGCGGAGGCGATGGAGATTTTTATGCATCACTTTGAAACCGATCTGCGCGGGCGTGTGAAAGCCCGTATTTCTGTCTGAGGTGGACTATGGCTGAGCCATTACTGCTGGGGCAGTATCACGATGCTGTCACCGGCGCGCTGAAAAAAATTGCGTGGGTGCGTGACGCCGATGCCTACCCGGAAAAAAACGTGCCCCGCTTTACCGGGCTGGCCACCCCGGCGGTCTATTTCTCCATTAACGGCTGGGAGCAGGGCGGCGGCAACGAGGGACAGCTTAATGTGAATCTGTCCTGCGATTTGTTCGTTGTGGTGGACGCGGCAGGCGCTGGCGTCAGCCGACCCGAAATTTTCCTGCGCACGGCGGCGGCGGATATCACTCAGTGGATTGACGGCCAGCAGTTCGGCCTGACCAGTCTTGAGCCAGCCGTCTTTATCGATGCGTCACGCGATGAGTTTGATCCGCGCATGGATGATTACCTGGTCTGGCGGCTCTCCTTCACACAATCAGCAGCCTTTGGTGCGGATCCGTTTGCGCAGATTAATTCTCCGCTGAACGGCGTCTGGCTTGGTAAGGCTCCGGATATCGGGCGCGCGCATGTGGACGATTATCAGCTGATTTACGAGGCGAAACGCGATGAGTGATATTGAGGGCGATTTACAGCGTCGCCTGGCGAATATTGTGCGGCGCGGGGTTATTCATTCCGTTAAGCATGACGGTATACCGAAGTGCCGGGTGGATCTGGGCGACATCACCACTACCTGGCTGCCGCTTTGCCAGGGCTTCTCCGGGGCAAACCGGGCTGACTCCAATCCGTATGCGGTCGGGGATGCGGTCACTGTGCTGTCGGAGGCGGGCGAGCTTAATAATGGCCGGGTGTTTCCCGGCTGGAATACCGGCGGTCTGCCGGTACCGGAGGGAAGCGACAGCGAACATATCACCCGCTACGGTGACGGTACCGAGATCCGGTATGACCGCGCCGCGCATGCCCTGACCATCACGCTGGCGGAGGGCGGGACCTACAAAATTATCGGAAAGGGAACGCTCGATGGTCCGGTGGAAATCACCGACACCCTCACAGTCCAGGGCGTTACGCAAATCAATTCCGACACGAATGTGAAGGGAAACATCGGTGCAACACAGGAAATTTCTGACGGTACCGGGAAAATGAGCGGGATTCGCGAAACCTACAACGGCCATGACCATAAAGAAAATGGTGATGGCGGCGGAACCACGAATCCCCCCAATCAAAAAATGTGACCTGCCGCGGCAGGTTTTTTTATGCCTGGAGAAAATAAATGGCGAATTTACATGGTGTGGAAACGATCGAACTGACATCCGGTACGGTCGCGGTCACGACGATCCAGACGGCCATTATCGGCCTGGTGGGTACTGCGCCTGATGCCTCTGCCGGAACGCCGGCGAGTGCCAGTACAGGAACCCCGATTCTGGATAATGTTGTGGATTTTGCCGCGACAGTTGCTGGCAGGTCAGGAAACGTGGTGGTGGTTGAGGCTGTAGCCGGCATCCCGAATGAAGAAAATCCCGCAGCGATTGAGACTTCTGCTGCCTGGAATGCGGAGGCATTAACGCTGACTATCACGCTTGGCTGCGATGAAACGGGCAAGCTGACGGCATCCCCTTCAGCAGTGGCCACTGCCGTGGGCGCGGTGGATGATGTGGAAGTCACCGCAACGGGAAGCGGGAGTGGCGTGGTCACACCGTTCCGGTTGCAGCTGGCAGGCGGCGAAGATGAACCTTTCCCGCTGAATACTCCTGTGGCGATTGTCGGTACCTCGATGCTTTCCCGGCTCGGTGAAAAAGGCACGCTGAAGCAGGCCCTGATGGAAATCAACGATCAGCGAAATGCCCTGACGGTGGTGGTACGTGTGGCTGAAGTTAACGATACAGCGAAACAGCGTGCGGCGGTGCTGACCGGGATCGGCGCGCTGTCATCTGCTCGCTCCGTGACAACATACCAGCCCCGTATCGTTATCGCGCCGGGGTTCAGTGAGGATGATGCCGTGGGCAAAGCTCTGGAAACCATCGCCGGCAAGCTGCGGGCGGTGGCGTATGTTGACTGCGAATCCGGTGCGACACTACAGGAAGTGGTCCAGCGCAGACAGTCCTATGGTACCCGCACCGAACTACTGCGCCCGCGCGTTCAGGTCAGCAATGCCGACGGCCAGCTGGTCTATCGTCCTTACTCTGCGTTTGCGGCGGGGTTGCGTGCCCGAATCGACTTTGAGAAGGGCTGGTGGTGGAGTAAATCCAACCAGGACATCAATAACATCCTCGGGGTTGAACAGATCGACGAGTTCATTCTCGGCGATGAAAACTGCGACGCAAATCTGCTCAACATGCAGAACGTCTCTACCATCATCCGCCGGGCAGGGTTTAAGCACTGGGGCAACCGTCTGTGCGGTACCGATCCACAGTGGCGCTTCGAATCGGTTCGCCGAACCGCAGACGTCATCGAGGACAGTATTCAGGAAACGATGCTGGAATACGTTGACCGTCCGCTTGACCGGGAGAATGCCGACGACATTATCGGCACCATCAACGCTTATATGCGCCAGCTGGTCGGCCTCGGAGCCATTTTCGGTGGTCGCGCCTGGCTGGATGAAGAACTTAACACCGCTGAGAGCATGGCGGCGGGGGTGCTGTACATCAACTATGACTTTGGTCCGAAATCGCCGACTGAGCTTATCAGCCTGCGCGTCCGGGTGAATAACAACTATGCGCTTGAGGAGATGCTGGCAGCATGAGCGAAAAAAACACATTACGCGTCTGGACCTTCTTCCGGCAGGGGATCCGCATACAGGGGGCGCATGAATTTACTCCGCCGGCATTGTCCATTGTCAAAACGGATTTGCGTACCGGCGCACAGGATGCGCCGTCCCCCGTTGATGACGGCATGGAAGCTCTCACCTGTCAGCTGAAGTTTTACGGTGTGGACGTGGATATGCTGACCGCTTTCGGTTTTGTCAGCGGCAGCCGTCCACGCTTTACGGCCTATCAGGGCTATCTGGCTAACGGTAACGCGATGGGTACCATCGAGGAGATCGAAGGCTTTGTGCAGACCGTCACTCCCGACCCGCGTGGCAAGGACAGCCTGTCCGAAAATGCCGTCACGGTGGAAATCGCCGTGAGCTATTACCGTCAGACCAAAGACGGTCGCGAGCTCTTTGAGATTGATACTGAGCGCTTCTCGCGCCGGGTGAATGGCGTTGATGTTCTGTCCGGTCTGGCGGCAAAAGTACGGCTTTAACTTCAAACAATCTTACAACGGCCTGCGGGCCGTTTTTTTATGGAGATCAACATGTCTTTTCCTGGTGAAACACGCGTTATCAAACTGTATTCCCCTGTTTCCTTTGAGAACGGTGGCCTGCTCGAACAGGTGACGCTGCGCGAGCCGCTGGTGCGTGACCGCATTGCCTTTTCCAAAGACCGCGGCAGTGAAGAAGAAAAAGAGGCGCGCATGATTGCGCTGCTGTGCAACCTCAGCGAACAGGATATCTGGCAACTGACTGCGGCAGATTATGCCCAGCTGCTGGACGCGTTTAATGTTTTTATGCTCCCGCCCGAGAAGCGACCGAAAGAGGGCTGATGCGGGCGATACGTTTTCTGGGACGGCGCCTGCATTTTCCCATGACGGAATATCTGGATATGCCGTTCAGTGTGTTTTCGGATTTTCTCACCGACGAAGTGGAGGCGGTAAATCGTGGCCGGATTAAGCCAGAACCTTAAGGCCGTCATTACCTTTGGCGGCAGTATCGACAGCTCCTGGAGCCGTTCAGCGAACAGCCTGCAAAAAAGCCTGAAGGACGTCGGAAAGCAGTCAGAAAAACTGACGAAAGACCAGTCCAGGCTGGCGGCTGAGATTAAGCGCGCGAAGCTGGCCGGGCAAAGTCTTGGCGATCTTAAACGGCGTTACAGTGACGTCTCCCGTGAAATCCGCAAGACGGAGGCCGAACAGCAGAAGCTGAATCAGCAGATGCAGAAGACGCAACGGCTGGCCGCCTTCAAGGGGGCAGGGAAAGGGCTGTTTCGCCGTGGGCTCGGTATGGCCGGACAACTGGGCGGGATGGTGGCTCCCGGGCTGGCGATTGGGGGCGGTGGCGTGGTGGCTTCCGCCCTGGGCACCCTGATTGCACCTGCGGCCACCAACGCAGAAACGGCCCGACGGGCAGGCGTGGCGAAAAGCTATGGCGTCGATATCCCGACGTTTGATGCCTGGGATACGCTCGCGAAGCAGTACGACATGAACGGGGAGAACATCGGCGACCTGTTCGAGGAGTACCTTCACAAGGCGGGAGAGTACAAGCAGAACGGCAAGCAGGGTTCTCTTCAGGATGCGTTTGAAACGCTGGGATTTAAGGCGGGGGATTTTGCGGGCCTCAGCGATATGGCGCAGTTCGAAAAAATCGTCGAGCGTGCGCTCAGCATGCAGGACGAGTCGAAAGCGTCGTTTGCACTGGATTCGCTGTTTGGCGGCGAGGCCAGCAAACTGCTGATGTTGCTGAAGCAGTCAGGCAAAAGCTACCGTGACCTGATGGACGAGCAGCGGCGTTATAACCTCGTCACGAAAGAGGGGGCTGAAGGGGCGATGGAGGGCAACCGCGCCATTACCAGCCTGCGCACTGTCTTCTCCTCGGCTGTAGCGGAAATCTCAGGGCAACTGGGAAACGAGCTGGCACCGGATATCCGCCGGCTGACGGATGATATGGCGGAGTGGTTTAAGGGGGGCGGGATCAAACGCATTGTCAGTTTCCTGCGAAATGATCTTTACCCCGGCGTGCTGACGTTCGGCCAGGGCATTGTGTTCGTCGGGAAAGTGGCTTACGCGCTGGCGAAAAAACTGTCCTGGCTTTTACCGGATGAGAGAAGCGATCAGCGGGACGTGCTCAAATCGCTGGCCATGACCGGCTCGGTTGATATTGCACGCATGACGGCGCAACGCAATGGTCAGGGCGAATGGTTTGAGCAGCAACTGAAGGAAAAGCCGGACCTGCCTGAAGATGTGAAAAAATCGTACCGGGACACCCGGGGATTTTTCCGCGACGACGATGACACCTTCAACAATACGCTCGATAAATACGTGACGCCGGAAAGCAACGGCGCGCCGTTCTCCTGGGATTCAGCACTCAACCAGAACCAGGAGACGTCTGTGCAACCGGGACATGAAACATCCGACAGGACTGCCGGCGCCTGGAATAATTACAGACTTCCTTCCTTTCCCTCCCTTGAAAAAAGTAGCGTCTGGCCCGCAGCGGAAAAACCGAAGGGATCCGCAGACAACATCTCACCGGATAAGCCGGTGGTCAATGTCGATGTTTATCCTTCCCTTAACTGGACAGCAGCAGAGGGAAGATCTGAGGAGAGATCGGAATACCCTTCACAGCGTATCCCTGATGTAAAGGGGAATTCAAAATACCCGACACAGCGTATACCTGATGTGAATGTTGATGTCGATTCGTTACCGGGTACTGACAAAGCGCAGGGATCATTCACGGATAACGAACGTTACAGGGATAAAAGCGCAGACGTATTGCTCTTAACTCCTGAGATTAACTCCCGACAGTCTCCTGAACCTGTTTCAGACAGACCGGCAGAACTGTCAGGTGAAGGGGAAAGCAGTTACTGGGAAACATTACTTCAGAAGCTGGATTTTGCGGACAAAGCGCCACCTCCCCGACAACTGACCGACAACCGTCGTTTCGAATTTCATTATGAGATACATGGCGCACCTGGTCAGGACGAAAGGGCGATCGGGGATGAAGTTGTCGCGGTGACTAAAACCAGTCCGGTATTTAACGGTGACAGCAGCATGCTGGACGGAGGACAAATCTGGTGAGTGAAATCATTCCTGTCTTTGAAGACTTTGGGCAGTTTCAGTCCAGCACTGTTCGGGGGGCTCAGGCCGCCCGGGTGATGATGATGCTGGGCGATTTTGCCTTTTCGATCGACACCACGGCATACAACCAGCTGACCCGCGAGGCCAGCTGGCGATGGAGCGAACAGGAGCGGATCGGGAAGCAGGATTTATTGCAGTATACCGGCAAGCCCGGGCGAACCGTCCGGCTTGAAGGGGAATCGCATGCTTTCTTTCGCAAGGGGGTGGATGCTGTTAACGATCTCTTCGACCTGGCAGACCAGAATCAGCCTCAGCAGCTGGTCAGCGGTGAAGGAGATGTCCTGGGCTGGTGGGTGGTGATCGACTTCTCAGATACGACCAGCAGATTCCTGCCTGGCGGCGGCCACCGAAACAAAAACTGGACGATGACGCTGAAACATTATGCCGATGACATATCAAACCCGTGACGGTGATGTGCTGGATGCGATCTGCGCGACTCATTACGGCACGGAGAACCTCTCTTATATTGTGACGCAGGTTCTTGAAGCGAATCCTGGACTGGCTGACCGTGGGGCCGTTTATCCGTCAGGTCTGTATATCACTTTACCGGATCTGGCTCCGCCGGTTCAGGCTTCCGATTACAGCCTGTGGGATTAAAAATGGCAGATCAGATTGTTAAACCGGAATATGCTCCCGCTTTCAGCGTCAGCGCTGAAGGAAAAGATATTACCCGTGCGCTGCAACAATGCCTGGCAGAGCTGACGCTGACTGATTACGGAGGTGCCACGGCAAAAGCAGATGAGCTGAAAATCACCCTGCTCTCGGAATCGCTCCCCCTTCCGCCAAAAGGCGCTCGTCTTCGCGTGGCGCTGGGTTTTAATGATCAACTGGTGGATAAGGGCTGGTTCGTGGTTTCCGGCGTGGCCAGCAGCGGCCCGCCACGTCGTATCGAAATTTATGCCACCGCTGCGCCAATGAACGCGCAAAAACAACCGGGTGATGTGATCAGCCAGAAAACACGCAGCTGGGATAACCTGCGACTGGCGGATTTGGTTAAAACGGTAGCGAAAGAAAACGGACTGGTACCAAAAGTGGCCGCAGAGCTGGCCGACATTCATATCGACCACGTTGACCAGGTGGCAGAATCGGACGCCAATCTGCTGACGCGCCTGGCCCGAACATGGAATGCTGTCAGTAAACCGTCGGGCGGATATTGGCTCTTTCTGCGTCAGGGAGCCACGGCAAATGTTTCCGGCGAACAGACCGCAGCTCTGATTATCACACCAGAAGAGGTGTCAAACTGGTCTTACAGCGAAGGAGAGCGGGGCAGTTCGACAGGGAAGGCCACCGCCAGCAGTGGTAAGTCTTCAGGCAAAATCGGCGTACGTTATTACGATGAGGCTGACGGGAAGACCAAAACCACCACGGTTGATCATGATGGCCCCTCAATGGCTAACCCGTATACCCAGCCTGTAAAAGCTACTGCCGATCAGCAGGCCAAAGCGAAAAAAACGCAGGCCCGCCGCAATGAACAAAAAATGACAGTAACGGGGCCCTGCCGACCCAGGCACGTTCCTCTCACGGCAGAGTCTGGCGTATCCACGTCCGGCTTTGGCGATCGGGAAGATCGCGCCTGGGTGGTTGAGTCGCTGGTGTTTTCCCTGACACCTGCGGGTTTCAGTTTCACATACAACCTGGTGGTTGATATTCGCAAGCCTGCGAAATCCTCAAAAAATTCCGGCAGCAAGGATAAGACCGGACCGGATTACTTCGGATAACTCTCAGCCATCCGACAAACAGATACGGAAAATACTATGAACGGTGTAAACAGCCGGACCGGGAAACGCCTGTCCGGTAGCGATCATCTGCGCCAGTCCGTCAGCGATATTCTCTCCACGCCCGTCGGCAGCCGTGTACTGATCCGTGATTATGGCAGTGCCCTGTTTTCGCTGGTTGATAACCCTCGTGATGACCTGACCAGGCTTCGCATTATCGCCGCGACCGCCTCGGCGCTGGCACGCTGGGAACCCCGGCTTAAGGTCACGCGCGTTGTCGTTTCTTTCCCGGCTGACGGAACGGGGTGTGTGGTGGATATCGAAGGGATTAACAAAGAGAACAATCTTCCTGTCAGCACCGGAGGCATACCGATTTATGGCAAGCAGCTATGACGTAATTAACCTGTCCGCCCTGGCGGTGCCGGATGCCATCGTGGTACCGGATGCCGCTGACATTTTTACCCGCTGGCTGGCGCGCCTGCGCGAACTGGATCCGGAATTTGATGCGTTGGTGGAATCTGACCCGGCGTATAAACAGGGTGAAATCAATGCCTACCAGCTCACCCTGGCGTTCCAGCGGGTTAACGACGCAGTACGCGCAGTTTTCCTTGCCAGTGCCAGAGGGGCCGATCTCGACCAGCTGGGCGCGGCCTTTAACGTTTCCCGTCTGGTGATTAATCCTGGCGATCCGGATGCGGTTCCCCCTGTCGATCCTGTTTATGAAGACGACGACGCTTTCCGGGAACGTATACAACTTTCGTGGGCGCAGCTGAATACGGCCGGCGCGCGTAACGCTTATCGCTTTCATGCCAAATCTGCGGATAACGATGTGCTGGATGCGGACGCCTACGGGCCTGAAACCCATAACCGGCCCGGCGAGGTGGATGTGTACGTGCTCTCGCGCACAGGGAACGGTCAGGCAGGGCTCATTCTTATTGAAACCGTCATGAACACACTGAGCGCGGATGAAGTCAGGCCGCTCACCGATTTTGTCAGTGTGAAGAGTGCCAGTATCGCCAGCTATACCGTTAAGGCTGAACTTGAAATACCAGACGGTCCGGATGCACAGACGGTGCTGGAAAACGCGATTAGTACGCTGACGAGCTACACACAGCTTTCCCATCGTATTAATGCCATCGTACCGCTTTCCGCGATTTACTCGGCGCTTCAGCAGCCCGGTGTGGCCCGGGTCAGGTTGATCAGCCCGACGGCAGATCTGGAAGCGGCCGCAGGACAGGCTCCATGGTGCAGCGCGATAAACGTCACCCGTAAAGGAGGTGTGAGTGGATAAATTTCGATCTCTGCTACCACCTTCAGCCATTCACCCGGAGCGGGCACAGGAGCAGGCCAGTTCTGAGCAGATTACTGATCTGGATACTAACATGGTGCGTAAGGTGAAAAATCCTGATACCTGTCCTGCACATTTGCTGCCCTGGCTGGCCTGGGAATTTGCGGTGGATTCATGGGAGGAGGCCTGGACCGAGGAAGAAAAAAGGCAGGTGATCCGGGATGCCGCATATGTCCATCAGCACCGGGGAACCGCTGGTGCGGTCAGACGATCGCTGAGTGCAGTTAGCCTGCCTACCACGGTGGTGGAGTGGTGGGAGGACACACCGCGTATGGATCCTTATACCTTCCGGGTGGAAGTTTACAGCATTCAGGCCATCGACGAAGCGCTTTACCAGCGTATCCGGCGCCAGGTTGATAAAGCCAAAAACCTTCGCAGCCTGCTGACAACCATCGATGTGATCGCTGATCTGGGTGCGAAGGGAACTTATTATGTCGGCGGTGCTGTTACCGCCTGGATTGACGTTGTTATTGAGGCCGGAGAATAACCATGGCTGAGAAGTATTACAGCATTCTGACAAACCGGGGCAAGGAGCTGGAAGCTCAATCTTCCGCAACCGGGAAGCCCGTCATCATTAAAGATTTTGTTGTTGGGGACGGGAACGGGCAGGCCGTTAGACCGGATCCGGCGCAGACGAAGCTGGTGCGTGAGGTATATCGAAGCGCAATTTCTGCATTACAGGTATCTCCGGATCAGGCGAACCAGTTTTTTGCTCAGCTGGTCCTCCCGGTTGCCGTTGGCGGATTTGTAGTCAGGGAAGTAGGCCTGCTGACAGATGCCGGCGAACTATATTCTGTTGCGAACTGTGCTGCCATTGAAAAGCCTGAAAACGGTGTCAGCGTTAATCTGCAATTCCGTCTTGCAGTATCAGAGACGGCGGCAGTTGAATTAAAAGTGGCTACTGGCGATGGTCTTTTCCTGCGGATCGATCGAAATCTTGGGGAGATTGCTGAGAATGGTCCAGGGGCACAAAAAAGCGCGCGAGAAGCGATAGACGTCGTTGATGCAACCATATCCCGTAAGGGGCTGGTGCAGCTCAGTAATGCTACCGACAGTACGTCGGAGGAGATGGCGGCCACATCAAAGGCAGTTAAGGCAGCATACGATCTTGCAGACGGTAAATACACGGCACAGGACGCCACCACAGCAAGAAAAGGTATCGTCCAGCTCAGTAGTGCAACCGACAGTACTTCGGAGGTGATGGCGGCCACGCCAAATGCTGTTAAGGCAGTAAATGATGAACTGGCGAAAGTCAAAAACAGTCTTGGGACAGCGTCCGGAAAGGATGTTGTTACCTCTCAGACCGATACTACGGCGGGCAGAGTGTTGACTGTTGGATATGCGGGGGTAGGTGGTACAGCTCCACGGACAGCCGTAGCTGGGGCGAACAGTTATGACAATATTCCAGCCGGGTTGCCGTCTGGCTTCTGGACGCATGCTGTTGATGGTGGTCCGTACGCTCACACAATTACACTGTTACAGGATGGAGGTGGAAACAGGGACGACAGACATCTGATTATACCGTCCAGTAACACAGGTAAAATTGCGATTCGCTGGGATGCCGGGCAAACAAAGAGTTACCAATATTTTTATACCGACAAGAATAAACCTACAGCCGCGGACGTGGGGGCGGTACCTAGCGGGCGCAAGGTCAATGGTCATGCGCTCAGTGCTGATATTAACGTAACCTCTCAGGATATTTTCAACGGTCAGGCGATCGGGCTTTCGACTGAGGATTTGGATACGCTTAAAACGCCGGGTATTTATTACCAGCCAGCGAACGCCAATACCTCAACCGCAAGGCACTACCCCGAAAATAACGCCGGAACGTTGATTGTTTATAAAAATGCTGGAGTAACGCAGGTTTACAGGGTTTATAACAGTTCCAGAAGTTATACCCGGAGCCAGTATTCAACAGGTGCCTGGACTGCTTGGACGCCTGTTGATGCGTTTCCTGTTGGTGCCCCTATTCCGTGGCCGTCCGATGTGGCACCGTTCGGTTATGCCATTATGGCGGGGCAAAGCTTCGATAAGACGGCTTATCCACTTCTGGCAGCAGCATATCCATCAGGCGTAATCCCTGATATGCGCGGATGGACGATTAAAGGGAAGCCTGCAAGCGGTCGTGCAGTGCTGTCACAGGAACAAGACGGCATTAAATCGCATAACCACGGGGCATCAGCTTCCTCAACCGATCTCGGGACGAAAAATACCAGCGCATTCGATCACGGGACGAAAACAACCAGCTCCTTTGACTACGGGACTAAAACATCAAACAGCACCGGTGCACATACGCACAGCGTTTCCGGTACTGCTGCAAGTGCTGGTGACCACAGTCACGCCCAGAGAGCATGGCGTGATGGTGGGGGCGGTAATGGCGTTTACATTGACCGTAACGTCTTTAATAAAGCCGGCTTTGTTGATACGTCTTCTTTTACCGTTAATGCCGGGGCACACACACACAGCGTAACAGGCACGGCGGCTAGCGCTGGCGCGCATGCGCATACGGTAGCCGTAGGGGCTCATACGCATACGGTGGCCGTAGGTGCACACACTCACTCGGTTGTTATGGGGTCGCATACCCACACCATTACCGTTGCCGCTGCTGGTAACGCAGAGAACACCGTCAAAAACATCGCTTATAACTACATTGTGAGGCTTGCATAATGGCTTTTAAATTTTCAAGTAAAGACCGCACTATCCGAATTTACAATCTCCGCGCAGATACCCGAGAGTTTATTGGGGCGGGGGATGCTTATATACCGGCTAATACTGGTCTCCCGGCAGACTGCACCAATATTGCACCGCCTGAAGTGCCAAATGGAAAGGTTGCAGTATTCAACGGAACAAAGTGGGAGCTGGTTGAGGACTATCGAAATCAAAAACTATACAGTAAAGAAACAGGTGAGCGGGTCTATATTAACGGGCTTGGCGCTTTGCCTCCTGACGTAACGACAATTGCTCCTGACGGAAACTACATGCGTTGGAATGGTGAGGGATGGGAGAAAGATACAGAAGCGGAGCGCGCAGCCGCAGTAGCTTTCGCCGAAAGTGAGAAGAAGCGGCTCACGCAAGAGGCTACGCTGATCATTGAAACGTTAAACGATGCAGTTGAGCTTTCTTTCGCGACTGAAGCAGAAGTTGACGATTTGATAGAATGGAAAAAGTATCGAGTGCTGTTAAACCGTGTTGATACCTCTGAAGCGCAAGATATTAAGTGGCCGTCCCCGCCAACTAGCAATTGA